ATGGCAACATTTAAAGTAGTAGTATTTGACAAACGTTCTGATGGGTTTTATTCAGTTTTCATCCGTATTACTCAAAATCGGAAGAAAACTCATGTAAAGACCGACAAAGTGGTAAACGATAAGGGCGTAGTGAAGGGTACGAAAGAGGTGAAAGATTCTTTCGTGCTGGAGTCATGTATGGCTACCATCAACAAATGGGTAGAAAAGCTAAACAAGGTTGATAGTAAAGATTGGACAGTAATACAGGTAAGAGACTATCTTTTGAAGTCAGATCAGGAACTGAGTTTTTCGGACTTTGCTCGGAGTTATATTAATTCATTATACGATGAGCTGCAAGAAGGTACAATAAGGACTTATGCTAACTCATTGCAAAGTTTGGAAAAGTTTGCAGGAAGTCAAAAGATTCTTTTTTCCCAGCTAACTGTTCCTTTTATAAACTCATGGTTGGATAGTCTTTCTGGCTATCGCTCATGTAAGAGCACCTATCCGATATTTATTAAGAAGATATTCAAGGAGGCTTTGAAACGATATAATGACTATGATTCTGACCAGATACTGATAAAAAACAACCCTTGGGAAAGAGTCATTATAGCTAAGAAGGATATAGCTAAGAAGAAAGCTATTACCATGGAAGAATGTCGGCAGTTGTTTGGCATTTTTACTGAGAATGGAAATCTGCAATTTACACTAGATGTCTGCAAAATGATATTGTGCCTAGCCGGAATCAATGTAGCAGACTTATATAAAATGCAGAAGACTGATTATTATGATGGCATCTTACATTATGAGCGTAAGAAAACTAGGACTAAGAGAGCTGACAAAGCATACATAGAAATGAAGGTTCCTGATATGCTGTTGCCAACGATAGAAAAATATCTAGCTCCTAAAGATGATCCCTATCTTTTTACATTTCATAATAAGTATGCCAGTTCTCACTCTATGGACACGAACCTGGACTTCTTCTTGCGTAAGATATGCAAGGAACACTTGAATATGGAAGAGGGGTACTATAGCCCTTATACTTTTCGTCATACTTGGGCCACTATCGCACAGAATGATATAGGTGCCAATTATGAAGAGATAGGCTTTGCTATGAACCATATAAGTACCCACAAGATTACAATGGGCTATGTGAAACCTGATTTCTCCAGAGCATGGGAATTAAATGAGAAGGTAGTGGAGAAGATATTTTTCACTAATGACAAAAGTAAACGTCTGGAGGAGCATCATCTGCCTGTATTTGATAAGGTAGAGGAAACATTTGAGTTGTCTGCTGATGCTTACTTCATGGGTGAGGTTGTGGCTCATGTGGATGGCAAGGGCTACAAGAACACAGATGAGATAATAGAACAGCTCATGGCCAGCATAAATGATACTGTGCCTACTAACTGCACGATACAGATCAAGGTGAAGAATATCACCAAGGACCAGACGAAGTACTTTGAACGAGTCAGGGACATAAAATAGCTATTTTGTGTTAATACAGATTAAAATTGACCCAATATAAGTTAAAATAGAGCATTTTTGCTCGATAAACAAGTCAAGGGTAGTCTTCTCTAAAGTTGAAGAAAATTTAGAGAGGGCTACCCATTTTTTATAATTAGCCATTATTAACAATTTTGAGATTTTTGATGTTGATAGTGGTTTCTTGTTTCTCAAATTTCTCTTCCAACTGCATGAAAGATTCCTCCACAGATAAGTTTCTGGATTCATCATTATTGAACGATACAGACTGGAGTTTTGGAGCCACGTATGGAAGGAACTTAGCCACCATCGCCAGACGTCCGGCAGGCTCTTGAATCTCCATGAGATCTGTGAAAAGTGAATAGTTCTTCTCATTGATACCATTGATGTAGCCAGTCAGGGCATCACGAAGGCTTTCACGCACACTTTTGGTAACCTTATTAGGTGTGCCAGCCTTACGTCCGCCAGTCTTCTTCCTCTTTGGCTTCGGCTCATTATTATTGTCTTGTTTTACTGCCATATTCTATTGATTTTTAATGTTTACTGATAGTTTTCGGGTGCAAATATAGAAAAAAAATACGAAACTTGGTGTTCAAGTTGCGGAACTTATCACAGATAGGTAAGAAAAACGCATTACTTTTGAAGTAATTTAAACATTAAAATTCGAATTTTATGGGATTAATAGGAAAAATTGCCAAAGGGCTTAAAGGCTCTGCTGGCGGACTTTTAGGTGGTGCAATCACTGCTGTAGGCGGTTCCTTAGCGGCCAGAGCTAGGAACCAAGGATATAACGAATTTATCAAGATGTATCAAAACCGCATGCAGCAGGTGAAGGATCATCGTGACAACTTGTATTATCAGGACCCTACTCAATCTGCGGAAAATCAAGTAGCCGTAACCAATGCCCAGAAGGTATTGGATAATGCAACAGAGACCGCAAAGAATACTAATATTGTTAGTGGCGGTTCTGATGAAGCGGTTGCGCTCAGTAAACAGGCTGCCCAGGAGCAGGTGGGTAATATCATGCAGCAGGCGGCCGTGCAAGGTGCTCAGACAAAAGAAAATGTGTGGAATACTGCTGATTCGCAGATAGACACGATGACTAACTACATTGCTGCAGCCAAGAAGGAGAAGGCTCTTTCTACCGCACAGGGTATTACGGATGCTGCTGGTGGCTTGGCTGGCGCAGCAAGTAAATTGCCAATTTAAGGAAGGAGGTAATTATGGGATTTACATTAGATGATTTAATTCCTAAACGCCCGGCTACTGCCGTTACTCCTGTTACTAATTTCCCTGATGATAATGTGGTTAAGCCGGAGTTTGCAGTACCAGTTCAGACAACTGATACAGAACCGGGAAAGGGTACAGCCATAGAAACGACCGGTATTACTAAGAATGGTGGCAAGGAATCTTTTGCCCAGCAGCCAACCGAGGAAGTTACCAAGGTGGAGCCTAACCAGGGTATCAAGATTGACTGGAGCAGACCTTATAGCGAGATAGAGCAGAACCCTCTATTGCGTCAGATGAAGCCTTATGACATCATGAGGGATTACCAGAAGAATGGTGATGGAAACTGGTCTGTGTTCATGCCATGGCTCAATACTCTGGGTGATGGAGACAAAACCGTAGCTGCCAATGAAGCCTTGAAGAAGAAAGCGGAGAGGCAGGCCAAGATGGAGCAATGGAGCAATTTCCTGATGCATCTTGGCAATTTCATCGGTACTACACAAGGTGCGCCATCGCAGAAGATAGAATCTGCACAAGAACTTACTGATCGCCAACGCAAGATAAGAGAGGCTACTGAGGCTCTTCGTGCCAAGGGGTATAACCAGATGATGGTGAATATCTGGAAGGACCGTCAAGACAAGCAGGCACAGATGCAGGCAGAGGCTGCTGCAAAGGCAAATGAGAAACTAGCTGAATATCGTGCATCACAGAAGAACCAAACGGATGCCCTCACTCCAGCTAAGGTTGAGGAAGTCTATCAATCAGCAAGACAGCATTCTACAGGTGCAGACTTGAATGAATCAAAGAAGGAGACTGAGAACAAACTGAGAGACAAGAAGGGTAAGTTGCTGGACAATCAGGCTGATGCTGCAGCTGCAAAGGCTGCAGATAGTCGTTCTCATGTTGCCGTGAATAATTCGACAACAGCAAGAAACAATGCTGCAACTAATAAGACGATTAGAACAACGCCAAAATATTCTCAAGCAGAATATGGTAAAAGGTTCATCAAATACTATAATCACATGAAAAAGAAGGGAGGCAATAATCTTGCTTCTATTTATGAAGAAAAGTATGGCATTGGTAAAAATGGAGATACTGGCAAGCAGTGGAATGCAAGTCTTCAAAGAATGTTCGTTGATGATGTTGAAGAACAAGGTCTTGCACCTAAGAGTCTTGGTATTGGCATTGGTCGCAAATCAAATAATGGCAAAACAAATAAAGGTAAACATTTAAAATTATAATATGGACGATAATATAAAGAAATTACATCAAGCGTTAATTGATGATGGTTATGATGATGTTGGTACAGAGCAGGAGTTTAGAGACTATGTTTCTGACAGCAAAAATGTAGCTACACTTTATAATGCATTAAGTGAAGCAGGATATGATAATTTTAAAGACCAAAAATCTTTAGAGACATATCTTTCAGCTAAGGCACCTGTTGCTCAAAAGCCTTCAACTCCTCAGAGTAGTGGGCAGAGTGTCTATTCTAAGGAGAAAAAGCAGACGCAATATCCGCAAGAGGTGATTGATGCTTTCAATTCACCTGACAATAAGCCAGGCAACTTCAAGGACTTGGCTCAGCTGAATGATGAGTATCAGCGAGGTGAGTTAAAGAAGCCTGGTATCATTTCCCAAGCACTCGGTATGTTTTCTAATGTTGATGCCGGAAATGTCGGTAAAGAGCAGAAAGTGGGTGGCATGATTGCCAATATGCTTCTTGGTGATAATATGCAGCAGCCACATGATAATAATCAGCAGGTACAGCATCTTAATCAAGATAATGTGCCAGCTACCGAGCAGACTAAGCCTACAGTCAAGGATGTGGATGCAATTACAAGCGCAGCTCCAGTTCAGCAGGTTGATGCTATCTATAATAAATATGTGGGCAAGGGCGATGCGTTGTCTGAAACTATGTATGACTTGATGGCTAGCGGACAGGCTAAGAATCAAGAGGAGGCACAAAATATGGCTATGGGAGCCATGAACCGTGCAGCAAGTCGCCTCGCTCAGCGAACTACCGATGAGTTTGTATCTAAGTTGGGTGATACCGTAGAAGGCGTGGACGAAGCAGTAATGAATGGATGGCATTCTCATGCTGTGCAGGACAACTTGAAGAAGCTGGCTTCGCAGTATGGCATCATGAACAATGTTGTCGTGGACGAGAACGGACAATATATAACCCAGACGAATGGCTATGACCAGTTTATCAATGGTATGGTGAAGCCAGCTATGGTAGAAAGTCTTGTGAAGAAGTATGGAGAGAATTACCGCAAGACAGCGGAAGACCTCGCCACTCGTCTCTATTCAAATGATGAGGTTATTCAGAACCAGTTGATGAATCAGGACATCAATGATGCTCTTTCTAGTGTTATCAGTAAGTATGTGAATCCATCAGTAGTGGATGAGTACAACAAGGCTCAGGAGGCAGGCAGTAAGGCATTTACGGAGGGAATGGAAGGAAGCCAGTTTATTCCGGCTAATCTTCGTCTAGGTACAGCACTTGGTGCTCAGTATGAAGCAAACGAGGCCAAGGATCCTGCAAAGGTGCTTTCTAGTTTGCAGAAGAAGTTTGGCAAACTCTACCGGAATCCGAAGTTCCTGAATGATATGAGCAATGCGGCATTTAAGGTGATGCAGCGATATGGCTTGAATGGCACTCAGAGTAGTGATCCTAAGCAGTTCAAGCCGATGATCAATTCTGTTCTTAAGAATGAACTCGACCAGCTAGAGATTAAGGGTATGATGCCTAAGGGTAGTGCTGAGTACATCATGAAGACTGGTTTGGGTAACACTATTGTGGGTAAGATTACTCGCAAGGCTGTTCAGACGGACTACCAGAACTGGCTGGAGGATATTGCCAATCAGCAGTATCAGCCGGGCTTCTGGGAGAACGTGGCTAGTGGTGCTCTGACCTTTGCAGGTGATGCCTGGAGTTATTGGTTGCCGGGAGCTGCTGGTGGCAAGTTGACCAAGAGCATGATTGCCAAGGCTGAGGGTAAACTGGCTGGTGACCTGATGGCTAAGGGTATGGAGCGCAAGGTGGCTGAGCGAGCTGCCAAGGTGCTTATCGGTAAGAGTAAGGCCGAGGCTTTGAGGAGTGGAGCCGCGCATGGTGCTGTTACCTTTGGTGGTCAGTCTGCAATCTCGAAGCCTATTGATGAGATTTATCGTACAGGTCAGTTCGATGAGAATGGCAAGATTTACAATCCTTCCGTGGGTATGGTTATTGCCAACACTTTGGGCGAAGTGGCTAAACAGAGTGCCGTAGGTGCTATCATGCAGGGTGGAACCATCGCTAACATGGTAGGCAAGGGCAGAGGCTTAGCTACCAATATTCTGGCTGATATTGGTGGTAAGGTTGCGGATTCCGGTATTATGACCGGTCATCAGATGCTGGAGCGTATGGCGCAGGATCCGAACTTCAAGCCTACCGGTAAGGATGCTGCCGAGAGTTTCTTGGAGAGCATGGCGAACCTTACTGCTATCGGCTTGCCGGGCATGGTGGGCAAGTATGCCCGATTCAAGGATGCGAGGGAGTTTAACAAGAAGTTTGACTTCACTGATCAGGATATTGCCGAGTTGAAGAGATTCGGCTATGATGGTCTTCGTGATGCTTTTGAGAAGATGGGCATCGGGGAGTATGCTGTGGTTGGTGAGAATGCTCAGCGACTTGATGGGCAGTTAACCCAGAAGTATATGGACCTGATGAACGACAAGAGTGTTCCGGAGGTGTTGAAGGCTAAGATGATGGCTGTTGTGGAAGGCAAGCGACCTTCTTCTTTCTCGCCTGTTATTGATAGCGAGGTATATAGAGGTGACGATGGTAAGTACTATTTGGAAACCTATAATAAGGATGGAGGCGTAATCGACCGTAAGGAGTATTCTTCTCTTGATGAGGCTCAGAAGGCAGATAAGAAACTGGAGTATGAGAAGACTCTTGGTTTGGCTTCTGTGCTGGAAGGTGAGTTCCACAATGAGTTTACGCAGGAGCATCTTGAAGGCTTATACAACAAGGCAGCGCAGAAATATAATATGGGTGAGAAATTGACAGATGAGGATAAGGCAGCGGTTTATCTTCATCAGAATGCTGGTGCCATCAAGGAGATCATGGATAAGCAGCAGAAGGGTATTATCCTTACTGACGAGGAGCAGAAGCAGGTTAACGCCTACCGTCATTATTATGACAGTGCTTTGGAGAACAGTTCTGTTATGAGGGAGTTTGTCAACACGTTTGAGGATTCCCATGACGTGGCGCACGGTACACTTCGTAAGGCTTTGGAGTCGAAAGATAAGAAATATGCGCCATTGGTAGAGTCTTATCTTAAGGAGCTTTACAATTCCATTGAACTGAAACGTGAAATGAAGCAGATAGAGGATGATAAAAAACGTATAGAGCAGGGCGATGTTGATGGCGCAAAACCAGCTACTCCTGTTGAGGAATCTGCTTCTGTAGAGGGTTCTGCTGTTGGTCAGGAGCCTCCTGTTTCAGAGGAACCTGCTCCGTACCAAGACCGTACCAACTCCGTACCAACTCCGAGTGATGCAGAAGTTGCTGCAAACCCTGCAAACTCTGCTGCTGAGGGTGCAGGAAATGAGCCTAAGGTTGCAAGCTCTGATGCTTTTGTTATGGGACAGAATGCCTATAAGAATGGGGATTCAGATGCTTTGCAGGCTATCGGTTATAATAGTGATTTGGCAACAGGACGTTTGAAGCGAGCGTTTGCTGATAACGAGAAGATGCCTGATATTGTAGCCAATGCCTATAATGAAGGTAGAGATATGGAGCAGTTTGTGGCTCAGCGTGCCAGTCTGACACCGGCACAGAAAGATGCTATCAGTAAGTATGTAGAGGCAATGGATGCCAAGAAGGGTGCTATTGATGCTCTGCAGCATGCTGATGATGGTTATGGTGATGCCCTGAAGGAGCAGCTCTGGCCATACCAGACGGAAGACGGAAACATCGTTCCTGCTACTTTGGATAGCGGAAAACAGGTGTTCCTGAAGAAGGCTAACGAATATGGTGGAGCCTTTGTTGTCGTTCCTGATGAGCAGGGACTACCTACGGTTAAGCAGGTATCTAATGCCGAGATTAAAGAGGTGGGCACTCCTGTTTCTCTTGATGAATACATCGAAAATACGGTGGCTCAGCAGAAGGATGCAAGAGCGCAGCAGTTTATCAGCCAGTTTGATGGTAGCGGGCTTAAACGTGGGGATATTGTATCTGTTTCTATGGAAGAGGGTGATGAGCCTTCTGATGTTAAAATTGTGGGGTATACTGACGATGGTCATGTTATATTGACAGATACGGATATAGATGTTAATGCACAAATAGACCCCAAAAAGTTGGAGTCTGTTACCAAGGACAAGTTCAATGCTTGGCGACAGAATGCCCTCAATGTCTCTATTGGTGCTGAGCTGGATGCTGAGGACGCACAGCGTGCCAATGATGATGCAACCAAGGCTGAGGCTGATAAGAAACAACGTTATGCCAATGGCATCGTGGGACTGGGCGAGGGCCAGCCGGACTATTCTTCTAATGATACAGATCCAAATGTGGCGGCTGAGTATCTGCAGGAGCAGTTTAGGGAAGACCATGGCAAACTTTTGAATCTGGTTAATGGCAGCCGTGATGACATCAAAACGCAACTTGCCAACAAGAGAAAGGCTGCTATTGAATATCAGAACTGGCTTGATACAAATGCCGATCTTGACCCGGAAAAGGCTAAGAAGGTGGAGGATGAGTTGAGTCTGGTTAATGAGCAGATTGCTGATCTTGATGCTCGTTTCAAGAACTGGAATACTATCCGCAACAGTGTGATGACTCCTGATGAGGTGAAAGCTATGAAGGAGGAGCGCAAGGCTGAGGTAGAGAAGGCTGGTGTTGATGAATCAGCCATCGTGCCATCTGATGATTTCCATGTGCTCGTACTTGAAGATGAAGAATTGAAGAAGCAATATCCAACTATGGATAAGGCTACCGACTATATTACCTCTCAGCGCAAAGACCTCTATCATACCCAGGAGGATGTGGAGCGCAAGATAAATGGTGTGAATGATATGCTGGATCAGTATATCAATGGTGAAACAGAGCTGGACCCTAGCCAACTTATGGAATTGAATACTACAAAGGCTCAACTGGAGGCCCTGCAGACTAATTTGTCTGTTGCTGCCAAGGGTTTGAAGGCTCAGGCGAATAAACTCAGCAGACTCTACAAAACGGAAGTTAGCCAGCAGGAAATGGAGGATCTGGGTATGACTCCTTCTGAGCAGCGTAAGGCATTGGTGACTGATGCGCTGAAGAAGAACGATATGAAAGCTATCCATGAAATATATAAGGATGCTTCCGTTGATGTGATGGACTTAACTCCTCAGACTCTCGAAGAGGCTGTGTCAGAGTCTTTGTTTCCTCATAGCTTGAATCCAGAATCTCTTCAATATGAGTTGGGCAAGAGTAATTTTAAGTTTGGTATTGGCAAGCGGTATGATTCTAATAAGTTCAATTATCTTATTGCCAAGAAAGGAACCGGTATGTCGGTTAACGAATTTGCCGTGAGAGTATATAATGACCTTCCTGTAAACTTGCAGGATATGGGATATACCGACCAGGATGTTCGTAATGCCCTTCTTGATATGTTCAAGTCTTATGACAGTGTGAAGGAAATGAGAAATGTGGCTCTGATGAACCGCATAGCTGCTGCAGAAGATGAACTTTCAAGCGAGGAAGAGTATTACGAAGCACAAAAAGAGCGAGAAATTTTCGAAAGACAGGCAGAAAATCCAGATTATTATGCTTATCTTGAAGATAATTCTGTACCTTTGCCGACTGAAAATGAACTCAACCAAATTGCAGGTATGATATATGACCGCATGATGGAGATTGAGGATCGTGAACGAGAGTACAAACAATATGTTAAATCAATTTTACCAGAATTAGCAGATTATGATGACAGAAGCAATGAAGAAGGATATGGAGGAGGCAGTAGCCTGGGTAGCGACTCTTCACGGAGAGGAGTTGATGAAAGAAATCGCAATAGCCAAGAAGGTGGTAGCAGAGAAGCATCTGCTGAGGCCGAGACTGGAGCGTTACATAATAGCACAGGCGAAGGGAGACAAGAGGTTAGCGGCTTGGCATCTGGCGAAGGCTCAGCTGATAGAACTTCACATTTATCGCAAGTATCATCCTTCGGAGAACGTTTAAAGAGTGCCATTGCCGAAACTGAGACCGAACCAACAGAGGCTCAGAAGAAGGCTGGTAACTACAAAAAGGGTCATTTGTCCTTTGGTGGCTACGATTATACCGTAGAAACACCAAAGGGCGTGACTCGTAGCGGTAAGGACGAGCAGGGTAAGCCTTGGAGCGTGACCATGCACGATACTTATGGCTATATCTTGGGCAAGATTGGCGTGGATGGTGACCATATTGATATGTTCATCAATGATGCTGCAGACCTTGATACTTTTGATGGTAACGTTTATGTTGTTGACCAAGTGAACCCAGAGACAGGTGAGTTTGACGAGCATAAGGTGATGTATGGCTATCCTTCTGAGGAGGCTGCTACAGAGGCTTATCTTGCCAACTACTCCAAGGGCTGGAAGGGACTTGGTAAGGTTACTTCTGTGGCTAAGTCTACCTTTGACAAGTGGCTGGAGTCTTCTGACCGCAAGACTAAGCCTTTTGCGGAGTATGCTATGGTGCAGAAGGAACAGGCGAAAACTAATAGTGATTTTATTGCCCAGATGGAATATGATTACGAAAATGATATTCACCCATCTGAGGAGGATAAGCCTAAGATGCAAAAGTTTGTTGAACGTTTGCTTAATTTCCATTCCGATAAGGAGGACAAAATAGATTCGGGCTATACAATCTTATCTTCTAATATTCAAGGTGATAAGCTATATCCTAATGAAAAGAAATGGTTTGGTACAGGAAAATATCGTAAAGGCGTATCTTGGGTAGATAAGCAGAATAGCTGTGCTTATGAAGTCAATCCTAGATTTAATAAGCGTGGTTATCTTTCTGCTGTTGGGGTCCATAAGATAGTTCCTTTAATGAAATTTGATCGCGATGTGAAGGAGGTGAAGCCAGCTGAAATGACGGAGGCGCAGAAGGTGGCTTATGATGCCGTTTCTACTATGCTTAAGAAGGCTGGCATCCCTGTAAAGGTTGTTAGCAATGAGGATATGGAGAAGGTGGCTGAGGCGCAGGATAACATGGCAGTAGAAATGCTTTTGAATGATCCTCGTCTTCGCTTCTATATCAAGACTCCTGAGCAGAAGGAGGCGGCCAAGGCTGCTTATGACTGGGCTGCAGGGAACAGACCGGACAAATTTAAGCAGTATGCCATCGTTAATATGGATAATCCGAACCAACCTCCTCAGTACTTTGAGAAGAAGGACTTAGCAGAGAAGTGGCGCAAGTACTATACCAATGCCTGGATGATAGGAAACTACAAGGCCTTTAATCTCAATAAGCCATTTGAGGATCAGATCAAGGACGTAAAGGGTGATGTTCCTAGTGAGTTTGACCCTTATAAGGCAGAATCTCTGCTCAATAAGAGAATCGAGTTAGAGAAGCAGATTAAAGAAACCGAGGATTCCTATAATGCCAAGAAGAAAGAGCGCGCAGAGTATCAAAATCAGTTAATGCAGGACTATATGGATCAGCATGGCTTATCTTCTGAGAACGATATTCCAGATGATGTTTGGACTGACTACAGGGATAAATCCTTTGAAAAGTATCAAGATACACTTGATGACTTGTTCCATAAGTATGTTGAGTTAGATAATCAGTTGAAGGCTGTTGCTGAGCCTGGAGTGCAGTATTTGAAGGGTAAGGGTGTGGTTTATGGCTACACTGATGGCAAGCAGATTGTGCTGAACCAGGAGCATCTGAATCCCAACACTCCTATTCATGAGTATCAACATCTTTGGCGTACTGCTGCCAAAAACATGAATCCGGAACTTATAGAGCATGGTGATAAACTCATCATGCAGACCCAGCTATTTGCCGATTTGAAGAAGGATCCTAACTATAATTATCTGACAGATGAGCAGATTTGCGATGAGGCTTTTGCTCGTTTGACCGGTGAGGATGGAGCTGCCATTCTGGAACAGATGGCTAAGGATGCTATCAAGGAGAATCCGCTTGATACAGCCAAGGAACTGAGCGTTATCAATAAGTTGAAGGAGTGGCTGAAGAAGTTCTGGTATTGGACTCTTGATACATTTACGAAGTGGAAGCCTGAGGACATTAAGAAAATGACCTTGGAGGATATTCGTAATCTTGTGTTGAGAGACTTGGCGAATGGGGTGGACCCACGTACTAAACTTCATGAGGCAGAGAATGCTGATGACATCAAGTTTATGGGTTCTACTACTAAGAAACGTATGAAGGACATTTCTACACAACTAGAAGGTAGAGAACTTGATGAGGCTCAACAGGCAGTTGCTGATGTTTATTCTGGGAAAAAGGATAATGTATCATTAACCGTGGAGCGTGAAGATGGAAGCAATAAAATCATCATGCGCCAAGGAAATGATAATCATGCAGGAACAAAGCATAGCGTATTCCGTCATTATGGTGTAAAAGCTAATTCTTTAAATGTTGATGATTTGTTGCTGATTCCTACAGTATTAAAAGAAGGTGAACGCAAAGTAAGCGATAATGGCAGAGTTGCCTATGTTTATGTAGATCCAACTTCACAAGTAAAATACACTGTAGTAACAGAACCAAAGAATAACAAGGAATTTTTTAATGATTTCTATTCAAATAAAAAAGCAAATCCATCAGAGACGTCTAGGGTAGTTGAAAACTCCACAAACACTCCCGAAGGAGCACATAACAATGATGGAAATGCTTTTATGCGTGCAAAGGTAGATAATAATTCTGAAACTGCCAAGGAAAATGGTGGAAATTTATCTGTGGAGGATAAAATTAAGGCTGTATCTCAGCAATTTGGTGTAGATGAGGCAGATGTGGCGATGTATGCCAATGCTATTAAGAAGGGTTCTACTGCTGAGGCTGCACGTGCCAGAGTAAACATCAAACGCCATTTGTTGCAGGCAAATGAAGATAAGATTTCCTCTTTCAAGGAACTTCTTAAGTACACCGTGCCTGTAAATGAAGCCTTGAAGGAGAACTTTGGTGACGTTGATGCCATGATAGAGGAACGCAAGCAGCAGATGGAGGCGCAGCGTAACGCCATGGAAGCTGCTAGAAAGAGAGCAGAGGAAGAGGAAGCCAAGCGACAAAAGCACTTGGAGGAACTTTCTCTGATTCCTGATGATCAACTTGACAAGCAGTATATGGATGCTCTTGCCAAGGGTGATGATGCTACTGCCAGGGAAATGCTTGATGAAGCTGCCAGACGCAAGGGCTATGATGATACCGAAAGCGCATATCAGGGTGTAGGTGCCTGGGCTGCTCCGGGAAACCCTGGATATGAAAGCGACAAGGCGAGACGTGATGATTGGGAATCTAGCGGCTCGGATGTGAACCTGGAAGATATTGCCTTGGGTTATACTCCTCAGCCAGACGATTACTTCTCTCACCCTGAGCGTTATTCGCAGAACACTTTTCATGGATTGGAATCTGTGAAAGCTATCAATACGGCTATTGATGCCATTAAGAATGGCGAGAAGGATGTTAAGGTAAAGGTTTATCGTGCCGTTCCTACTTCTGTGAAGGAAGGCAAGTTACGTAATGGTGACTGGGTTACTCCTTCTAAGAAATATGCCGAAATGCACGGAACGAACCGTCTGGAAGGCAAATATCGTATCATTGAAGATGAAGTTCCGGCTACTCAACTGTGGTGGGACGGTAATGACGCAAACGAGTTTGGCTTTGATGATGGCAAGGCGTATAAATACAAGAATGCCAAGAACAACAGAAAGTTGAACGACCTTGTTACCTTTGATGATGAGGGTGACGTTATCCCACCTTCTAAGCGCTTCAATTCTCGCAAGCAGGATGTTCGGTTCCATCGAGTGACAGAGCCGGAGGAATTGGATAGGCTGAATAAGGAGAAAACTTTCCGGATGTATAGCGGAATGCAGGAGGTGGATGGAAAGCTCTACTCGCCTATGGCTGCCATTATTGACGGAAAGCGTACTGATGCTACTGAGATTGGGGCTTGGATGGGGGCTGATGAGAGACCTGATCTTGTGAAGGGTGGAAAGTTCCAACTTGTGAAGACCGACAAGAACCCTGGGGCAGGAGAAGGGCCAGTGCGTGCTGCCTACAATCCTTATATGCATACTTCCACTTCGATGATGAACGACCAGTTTACCGGGGCTTATGCCAGAGGTAATATCAAGGTTGTGGAATGGGAGATTCCGGAGAGCGAGAAGACAAGCGGCTACCATGCTGAGGGTGCAAAGGATGCCGTGGGACTTGTGCCTTGGCATTCGGGTTCCGTAAATGGTTTGTTGCCGAAGGATAGACAGAGGTCGGTGATGTTGTCTCGCTGGAGAAAGGCGGTGAGAGTAGTTCCTGATTCTGAGGTTGCTGAGAGCATTGCTGAGCAGCTAGAGGGTACAGGACTGGCTATTCCTTGGAACGTGGTTACTCCTAACCAGGTGAGGGAGTTGGTTAAACTGGGTGTGCCTATTACTACCGTTGAGTCTGGACAGCAAGCTCCTGAGACTAAGGAGAAGTTTATTGCTCAGATGGAGGAGTTAAAGAAGGAGTTTCCTCAGGCTCAGTTCGTTGACGTGAAAATGACCAAAGAGGCTTTCAATGAATGGGGCGGCAAGGGTATTGTGAAATCTCCTATCTTGGAACAGAAGTTGCAGAAGCACCCTGATTCTCTGATGAAGGCTGGAACCTACTTTAGCGGTGGTGGACTGGTAGAGGAAGGCTTAAAGGGTATCATCGACCCTGTAGTGGCTGTGGAATATGACCGAAAGATAAGCGGTGTATATCGCAACAACTTCGGACAGCATATTGTTACGGCTGACGTGAGAGACGTGGACCCTAAAGAACTGGTGAAGCATATTGATGGTGAGGTTGAGTATTTTCATGCGTCGCCTGTATGCAAGAACTATTCGCAGGCCAAAAGTAATAGTGGAGAGGTGGAACTTGACAAGGAGACTGCCAAGAGTACTGCCGACTTTATCAATGCAGTGAAGCCGCGAGTGGTGACCATCGAGAACGTGAAGGGTTACAAGGACTCTGAGGCGATGAAGATTATCACCAATGAACTTGACAAAAATGGCTATACATGGGATTCTGATGTGTATAATGCCGCAGACTATGGTGGCTATACCAGCAGGGAGCGACTGATTGTTAGAGCCGTGAAGGACGGAGAACTACCTGAAAAGCCAAAGAAGCAACCACGTAAGGGTGGATGGCTAGAGGCTGTGGAGGATATTCTTCCTACTCTGACGGTGAAGGAAAGCGGTGTGGCTCCATGGATGGATGCCAGATTGAAGGCTGACGGAATTGACTGGCAGAAGGTGGAGAAGCCTCTTTACGTAATGGGCAGTGCTTATGCCGATGGCAAGATTCCTCATGCCTATGGGGATGAGATTCTGCCTACGCTGAGAACCAAGAGCGGAGACGTGATTATCATGCCGGGTGGAAAGGTATTGCGTGCTGATGGCAGGGTATTGGCTAGGATTACCGGACTGGGCGATGACTATAAATTGCCTAAGACGGAATCTTTGGCCCATACAATCATTGGCAATGGTATTCCGGTGCAGTTGACCAAGGGTGTTATTGCTCCTCTGCTGAATAAGGATGACTTGTCGGGCAGAAATGTATTGGCACGACTTGGCAGCTCTATCTTCAAGAACAACTGGGATGCAGACAAGCAGAAACAAGTGAGCGACCGGGTAGTGAACACTGCCAACAAATTGGGTGGTGCTGAGGCTACAGTTTACACTTCTGTGGATGAGGTTCCAGATGCTTATCTGAGTGATGTGAAAAATGGTGCTACAGGATGGTATGACCCTACTACGCACACGGTACATGTTTATCTGCCTAATTGTGCTGATGCCAACGAGGCTGAGAGAACCGTGCTTCATGAGAAGATAGGCCATGAGGGTATGGAAGTACTTCTTGGTGGCGAAGATGGCGTGAGAAAGTTCGCCAACTTCGTTTATCGTTCCGTAGGTAAGGATGTTCGAGGCAAGATTATTGACTTTGCCAATAAATATGATCCGGACTGGAAGAACTCTGACCGCATGAATGTGGGAACGCAGGAGTATATCGCTCATTTGGCTGAGGAGGGTCCTAAGACTGCTGAGGATTTTTCTCTTTGGACCAAGATTAAGCATTATCTTATCAAGGTGCTTAAGAAGCTGGGTGTTCGTGTGCCGGGACTTCTCAATGACAAGGATTTGAGATACTACCTGATGAAGGCTGGCAAGGCTCTTCACGTTTGGGACGAAATGCCTCAGGAGAAGCAGGAAGCCATGATGAAGCAGGCTAGCAATGCTGAAATCAAGGATGCGCTATCTGATGGTGCAGGTAAGGGTAAACCACAAATGAAGAAGGGTGAAAGTGCCATCCAATTCATAAAGCGTGCGAGTGAATGGGAGCGATGGAAGGAAGCCAGAGAGGACGAGAACGACCCAGAGCCACCTATGTTCTATGACTTCGACAAGGATGCCGAGGGTAAGAAGGAATGGGAACGCCTTAACAAGGAATGGCGTGACAGCCATCATCTGCAGGGTGACGAAATGTCGATTGAGCCGGAACGCAAGGAAGGCGAGACGGAGGAGGCGTTTTCCTCTCGTTACAAGGAATGGGAGAAGTGGAACGATGCTATGGCCGACAAGGAGAACCCAATGCCTGATATGTTCTCGTTTGAAAAAGAAAAGCAGGACGAGGCTAGACAGAAGTACGAAGACTGGTTGACAAAACACGAACTGAACGAACAGAACAATGCCGACCTGGACTTGTATGAGGGTAAGATTTATCCGGCAGAGACCAATCCGGAGGCTGATGCCCTGGAGCAGCGAGTGATGCAGGACTTGGCAGAGGTGACCAGTACGGACGTGAGCAAGGAGGGTGCAGCTCGTAGCGTACATGATGCAGTTATCTATCGTAGAAAGAATATAGAGAGCGCATCAGCAGATGATGCTATATTCATCAATAGTGTCAAGCAAGATCTTAACAAGATAGCGAATACTAGCTATCTAGGAAGAAAGGCTGATGCTATTGCTGATGCGGTCAAAGAAACGGTAACAGGTAAATCTCCAAAGACTCTGGCAAAGAAAATGGCGGAGGCTATACCTTATATTATAGAGGCTCCTAGAAGAATGCGTGATATTGCAGATGAGATGAATGCGGTTGGTGCTTTTGAAAACGGACATATTCATGTGACCGCAAATGACATTGATGCTATTCAACCATTTACAGAAGAGTTGAGGAATCTAGCTTCAAAGAATCATAAGGTAGAAAAGGATGGCAAGGAAACAATTGTTTATGACGATGTTCCTTCTATGGCAGAAGTCGCAAGTAAAATGGCTAAAGCAATCAACGACAATCATGTTGGAGAGGAAGGTTTCGTGCCTGTAGATGGTACGGACATCTTAGCCGAGCATGTATTACCAGTTATATTGAAGCGTATTGTTCCAAAAGGTATTGAGTATCAGAATCTGAGTGAAGAAATGCAATCTCTCCTTGACAAAATCAGAGAATGGTATGATAAGACGTTCACTTGGTTAAAAGATAGTCATACTGTAAGAGAGGACATAGGCTATACTAAAGACTATGTAAATCATCGGTGGGACAAGAAAAAAAGTGATGATAAGGCTTATGCTGATTTGGTGGAAGGCAGACAGCGCACAAAGAGTCCTAATGAAAAGCCTCGAAAGATAAGTACTTTTATGGAAGGTGTTGATGCTGGGCTTGTGCCTAAGACAACTGATATAACAGACTTGTTGGCTTATTACAGCCAAAGTAACATTGAGGCGTTTGCTAACAAGACGTTCCTTCAAGAATTGAGTGGAATCAATGTTATAGAGCGCAACAAGGATGGCGAGATTACTAGTAGTATGCCATTATTAACTAGTATACAGCCAAAAGAGATGATGGTGGATGAAAACAAATATACTCCTTATGTTGTTCCAGGCATTAATACTGTTTGGGTTTACAACCAAGGTAAGATATTCAATAAATCTGCCGAGGATTGGTTTAATGCTGCATTTGGCACTGTAAAATTACCAAAAGTATTGAAAGGTGTCAAGAATGCAATGAGTATAGCTAAGACCTTAGAACTTGGATTCTCTGGTTTCCATGCTGGAGCTTTGACCGAGGTGTATGCTGTTCAAAATTCTGCTGAATTTGGACCAGCAAAAGCTATGGCTTACTTTATGAAGTATCTTATTACAGACACAGCCAAGAATCATCAACTTCCAGCCTTTGCAAATCCTGATGTATTCAAGGAGGCTGCTAAACATTTGGTGAAGTTCGGCTCTGCTTCTGACTATGCAACAGCCGATATAGAAAACCTCTATGAAAAGGTGCATTCTTATGTAGCAAGACTTCATTCTAAGTTAGTTGAGGGTAATGTGGCAATGAAAGCAGGTTCTTCCGTAACCTTCCCTTTGGAGGTGGCAACAGAGTTGTTAAAGATGTCCCAGAAGGGACTTGATGTAGCTCTATGGAGTTATCTGCATGATGGCTTGAAATTGGCAACTTATCAGCTACGTGCTGAGCGTACAAGGGAAAGAGCCAAAAAATTAAATTGGGATGAAGATATGCTGAATAAGGCATTGGACGAAGATGGTCAATTCGTGAATGATATGTTTGGAGGTCAGCACTTCGATGTGCTTGGTATCTCTAAAAAGATGCAAACAATTCTTGATTTCGTCTTCTTATCAAAGGACTGGCTTATCTCAACAACTAGACATGCATTGTCTATCTTCGGCTATGGTTCAATTTGGAATGAGGCAAGTATCAAGAACTTCATGGAATATTACAAGCATGTTCTTGGTAGAGGTGAAATGACAAAAGAAGACTATCTGAGATTGTCACGTTCAAAATCAGGTCTCCTTTGCTATGGTATCGGTTTCATGATTGGATATGAAGGTTTATCTCAATTGGTTAATGCAGCAATGCGTGCATGGGACGAAAAAAAGCAGAAGGAGAAGGCTGATGAGATACGTAAGACCAATCCTAGCTACAAGAGTTCTTACGAATTAGCATATCCTAATGGTATGCACTGGTACGACTACTTGATGCGTGGCAATAGCCTTGGGCAACAGAGCAAAATCTTTATGGGTCGCTATGCTGATGGAACAGAAATGTATATCCGTCATGGCAAGCAATTCAGGGAGATACCAGAGTTGTTCTTTGATGCCAAAGATAACTTTGCTATTCCTGGACCTATGGTTAGACGCATGTACGGAAAGGCTAGTCCGTTATTAAGAGGAATGATAGATACTTATAAATGGTATTTGTCACCTGATTATGGTGATAAGGAAATGCAGAGAAAGTATGGTGAGAATCTCGGTTTGATACCGAAACTTGCTTCTTACTATATTCCGTTTGCCGTTCCAACTCAAAAGGATAAGGAGTTTAAGATGCTTGATTTGGTGTTCCCTTCTTCCAAGGGATTCTCCAGATATAAGGCACAAGATTACTTCAAAACCTTCATCATGTCAGAGGACAAGCAAGGATTAGCCATGACTTACAACGCTTGTGTACAAAATGGTATTGATCCGGAAGTGCAGCTGAAAGCAGCGATTTCTTCAGTGAAGGCTTTGGAAGCATCCGAAATGAGCGATGGAGTGACTTCCTTACAGGAGGCTAGTAAACGCTTTGATGCTGCCAAGAGTATCACGGAAAAGAAGAAGATGCGCCAGAAGATGAAGAAATTCCTCTCGCAGAGTGATTACAAGGCTTTCACCCAGAAGGAGGCTCTGGACATGGTGCAGGGTTATCTGAACGGTGATGAAGACTTGAAGGAAATGGAGAAGGCTGAAAGCAAGTACCTGATGAAGGCTAAGGCAGAGGACGTGACGGAGGACTGGAGAATACAGAACGTCTGGAACGGAACCATGGAGACTTATCAGGAGTATCAGCGTTTGAAGGATGTTGATAAGGCGAAGGCAAATGCCTTTAAGAACAGCAAGACCAACAAGCGACTGTTTGCGGCTAGAAAGGCTATCTCTGCTGCAAGAAGGAAGATGAATAAGGCTAAGAAGCAAATGGATGGTACAAACGATGCTGCCAAACTGGTAGAGATTCGGAATACCAGAAAGGAGCTGCTTAAAACGTTGAACGGAATGGAGTAGCCTTCGGGCTACTTCACTCTAGAAAATGTTCTATATTTCCGAAAATAGGCATTGGCTAATTCAATTTTATGTTCGATATTTCTACAAACAGAAAAAGGGACTTGCTTCACAGCGAGTCCCTTTTTGATAGTTATAAAAAATCTAAATCCAAATAAATTTATAATAGTTATGATTAATGAATCATTTGTGTGTTTAAAGTTGAAGACATTGGAGCGATGTTATCCGAGAGAAGTACCAGATGCATTCTCTGGTTCCTTTTTCTTTGGTGATGCCCAGCGAATGTAATCAGCCATGCTGTCATCCATGCGCTGTTGTTCACTCTTTGGATTCTCCTTCTTTTTCTCGCCCCAGAGACGTTGGGCAATATCATCCAAACACCACTGCCAATCGTCTCGAAGAGTGATGACCTTGGAACTTGGCATGATGGTTACATCTGCCTTTGGTGGATCAACACGCTTGGTGTTGCCATCCTTATCGGTCTCCTCCTTGGTACTGATAGAGGCGAAAGGCACGTTATTGTCATTAAGAAACTTCTCCACATCCTCCTTCTTGTTGTCGCAAAGGAGAATGCAGACGGAAACCTTATTCTTTTTCAAGGTGGTGAGGGCTTCTTTAGCCTTGCCTACCAGGGAGAGGTTGCCTTTATCATCTTTTGTGATGACGCAGGCTTCGTGAACATTGATAGATTTACTCATACTTAAAAACGTTTTTAAATGAAATGCGGAACAAAAATACTAGGAAATGATGGAAAAGTAATGTTAAGTTGCGCAACTTATCACTAATAAGCGAGAAAAATGCGGTATTTTTGGCGAAAAATTAAGAATTATGGTTGACAATCATGTAATAAATGACATATCGAACTATGCAGAGCCGGGACCAGACTCACTTGAAGGAGTGAGCCGGGAGCGGTTTACGCAGAGCGAAAGCAATCTTCTGTTGCTGAAATGGGCTTGCCAATACTTCTATGATGGTGCAGAACTGAGAAAGAAGTGGAAGCGAGCGCAAGACTTCGTGATGGGAAGACAGTTGGAAGAGCTGATAGAATGGAACGGAAGAAAGATTACCATCCGGCAGTATATGGAACTGAAAGGTATGCCAATACTGGAATACGATGTAATCGGAGACAAATTGCTTTCGCTCGTAGGTCTTGTGCGCCAGCAGCGCAGTACTGCTACATGTAGTGCCGTGGATCCAAACGAGGAAGACTATATCAGTTTCTTTAATGAATATCTTCGTCAGAACGACAACTTGAACGACAGGCAAGAGTTAGATGCGAGAATGTTCTATGCCTTCTGTGTCTTCGCCTTTGTAGCCATGAAAACCTATTATGGCAGAAGGGATGGCAAGAATGGTATCTTTGACTATTCTGTAGACATCTTTAAGCTAGCTTTACCACCTTTCTTTAAGTATGACCTGAGCGATGTGGAATTTATTGCTGAGGCTCATGATTTGACTTGGCGTGAGATTATTGCTACCTTTACAAATGGAAGCAAGGAAGAGTCCAATAAACTCAGTGAGATCTATCTACAGACGCAGCACCATTTTGCGCCCGAACAGACTTATCACCCGACTGGTGAAGCCCAGTATGCCGGAATTGATGATTTCACCCATTCTTCAGTAGTAGGCAAGTACCGGGTATTGGAAATCTGGACAAAAGAAACCAGACCAGCCATTTGGGTACATGACTGGGAGAGTGGAGATTGCGGCTATGCTTCTCCTGACCAGCGAGCCTTCTATGAGGAAAAGAAGCGCAAAATAGAGGAATCCAACATCATGAAAGATGAAAATGGCCTACCTGTGCTCGATGAGGATGGTGAGCCTATCTACTATGTAGACCCTTCTGAACTTAAGACCATCGAAATTAAGGATGAGGCAGAAACCTACTGGTTCAGAAGATATATCACACCGAATGGCTATCTGCTGGATGCCAGGGAATCACCATACTATGTGCTCAGGGACGGATTCAGAACTTCTATCCATCCATACACCTTCGTTGCCTATCCATGCTTGAATGGCGAAGTAAGAAGTTTTACGATGCGAGCCGAAAACAACCAGCGCACCTTGAACCATTATATGATGATGATCAACTTCATTGTAGCGAATGGTGCCAAGGGAACGATGCTTGTTGACGAGAACGCATTGAGCGAGAAACAGAGCATCGATGAAATGCAGGTGAACTATACCAAAACGGATAGTATTATCTTGTGGAACTCGAAGAATGGAGGTAAACCACCGCAGACACTGGTCAACAAGAGTATTCCGGCAGGTGTTGACTTCATGGTGAACTTTGCCAAGACGATGGCGAGCGAGGGAAGTGGTGTGCAGGGTGCTCTTCAAGGACAGCACCGGAATACCAGCGGTAAGCAATATCAGTTGGAAAGAGAATCATCATCTACCACCATACAGGACTTTGTTGAGAGTTTCAACAACTTTAAGGTACGTGTGGCCAAGAAGAAACTTTACCTGATTCAGGAATTTTGTACCGATGCTGACAGCGTGAAACTGACAGGTGATGAATTTGAAATTCACTTCAATTCAGAGACCATGAGAGATATGGATCTAGACGTTTCTATCGACTTGGACGCATACAGTCCACTTATCAGAGCAGCCAACAACGATATGGCTTGGCAGATGATGGTGAGCGGCAAGATGGATCCTTATACCATGCTTACGGTTGCTAATTTCCCTGGTACAGGAAGAATGAGAAAATACTTCAAGGAACAACTGGAAAAGCTAGAAGCTCTTCAGGCACAGCAAGCAGCCAATGGACAGATGCCTACAGATGGAGGGCAACAACAGGCAACAGCACCTGATACGCATCTAAAGGATTCCAGTGATGGAGCAAATGATTTGGCAGCTCTTCCTTCGGCAGCTATGTAGAAAAGAAGTTCTTAGTTAATTTATAATATTGAACGAAATGTTGTTCGGTTCTTAGATTAGATTATTTTATTTTTTTAGGTTTATTAGTTTTTAAGGTTGTTAGATTGTGAAGAGGAAGCCGTGATGGCCTCCTCTTCTTTTTGTTTAGTCAATACCATGTTCCTTCTTGTATATGCGTAACTTAAACATCAGGGTAGAAACTCGGTACATGTAGTATTCTTGCCATTGTTTCAACTTCTTGGCCCTAACCTTGTTGTCGGCATCGCATCCGATGGCTCCCCACTTGGAAGGAGTGTAGTAGTAGGAGGCAGCCTTGATGTCTTCTACGTTCTTGAAATAGCGAGTGCCTTTCCACTTGCCCATCTGGACTAATCTTCGATATGCGAGCATGCACTTGCGGTTAGGATCGTAAGTCATAATCGCCCAATCTTTATGCGACTGGTCGTAGAGCATGTAGAAGCGAGGCGCACCACATTCTTTATACTTGTCAATGGTTGCCTTGACTCCTTTTTGCCACATGCGTGTGGCACGGAAGAGTTCGATACGAGTGACGATAGGCTGGTAGATGGCTATGAGCATCTTACGCAGCAGGTTTGAATAACTTTGTTTCATTTTTCTTTTTACTTTTAATTATTAACTTATATGGACAGGCGATAGAATCGCCTGGAACGGTGACTATACAGGGGCGTATCATGCTGCTGGCTAGATAGAGGCTAGCTGCCACCACCTATGCCTGACAACTCAGCTACTACTGGAGGGCGATTGCGGAGACGTTCACGTTCTATCTCTGCTTTTGAACGGAATGGAACGATTTCCGGTGCTGGCATATCCTTCTCTACGTAGAGGGCTATGGCTCTGGCCATGACACGGTCATCATGCTTTCCGGCTACGGCTCCATAGCAGTCGTTCTGCTTGTAATAGAGGAAATAGGTACATTCGTCTATTGCCGCAAGTTCTCGTTCCATATAGCCACCATCACGGATGATGCGAGCCATGGTCTTCACTACGGCCACCTTGGTTGCCTTGTTGGTGTTGAATCCCCATTTCATTTCGATATTCTTCACCTTCTTCAGTTTGCTCTGTGATGCGCTATAGAGATTATCGTATAGAGGCAGAAGGATAGGGAAGAACAACTCTGACTGATTACCCTCAGTATTGTTCATGCGCGAGTAGGCAGTATTGTTCTCGATGACCAGATAAGCATCATTATAGAAATGGGCTATCTGGGCGCAGCGCATAGCTAACTGATCGGCATCGCAGTGGCCATGCCACTCAGCTACGATTTCTGGTACACCACCATAGATTTCATCATAGCGGTCGAGGACTACTATATCAGAGAAGTCGGAGGTTTTATGAGAACCACCAATATCGCAGGCAACGATATACCGATGTCTGACAATCTCAGAGTTGTCTGGTCCAGCCCACACCTTCAATGGTCCGCCTGAACGCTCGATGAAGCGGATATTGTTCATGCAAGCATCATCGGCAGCATCATAAGAGTCACCTTCAATGTCACCCACCATGATAGGCTCAATACCCTTGCAGTCCTCTTCCATTTCCTTCAACTTGTATGGGTCGAAGACAGTTGTACCTGAGAATAGGAAGGCTTCAACATCATCAGAAGGGAACTCCTGACGCATATCGTCAAGAGTCTCATACTCCTTGGACTTCTCAATATACCAATGGATGCCCTCGAAAGATGCGCCTTTACATTCGTAGAGCCACCAATAGTACTTACCATGACCTTGCTCGTCATTGCGATTCTTCCACAGCCAGATGGCGAAATCGGCACGTTCATCCTCAGAAGCAAATGGCAATATATATTTTTCAATTTCGAACCATGCCACGAAGACAGGAGTAAATGCTGACAGTGGTTTTCCGTCTTTGTCTACTGAATTTGCGGCTACCCAGGCGTCGTGGAACTCGTTTTCTCGTCCGTTAGGCGTTGACTCTCTGACGATGAATGTTAAAGGATCTGGCTGAATAGATGATGATGCAGCCTTGATCACCTTAGCCGGAGTCCACTCTGTGGTGTTAGGGAAGAAGGCTTCCTCAGTAATATGAGCAAGGGCAGCATCACCAGAACGACAAGATTCTGGGTTACGGGCAGAACCCGTCTGTATCTTGCAATCGCGTGGAATGAGATACTTGATATTCTGTATGGTTCCTGATGTCTTGATTTTGCGAGGGTCGTTCTTAAATGGTACACCAATATCGTAGAAGAGCCATGTAGGAATGGCATTAATTAGCTTCTCGTACATATCGAATACCTGTGTGGCAGATGAAGACTGGTGGCCAACGATATTACTATTCCAGTTTGTCTTCCAGAAGATCTGCAGCCAAGCCATGTAGATGTCGGTGAGGGTAGAACCACCCCATTGGCGGCACTTCAAGAGAATGACACGGATATAGTGGTACTGACTGTGAAGGCGTAACTGTTCGAAGACCTTGGCTAGTTTGATCTGGGCATTGCGAAGAAGAAAAGGTATATCCTCGCCACCATCCTTATTCTTGATTCGGGCATAGGCGTAGGCGAAGAAATAGAAATCATGCTTACAGCGCAGGCGGATGAGATACCGGAAGACTGCATCACGAGCCTTCTCTTGGTCGAAGTCTGGCATGTACTTATCGCAAAAGGCCTCTATAGAACCACATTTGATGATGGCACAGAACTTCTTTTCCTTCAACATTTCCACCGGGAGCCAGAGTTTCTTTCCCTTTAAGAAGTCCGTGATGACACATTCAAAGCGGAGACCAGGGGCATTCTCTCCTGTAATGGGACGATAAGTAGCGAGGAGACTTTGGAGTCTTCTCTTATCTTCTTCAAGAATCTCTTTGAGTTTCTTATCAGAAATCTGCTGCTGAGGTCGAACCTTTAAGGAGGATTTTGCTACTGGCATTCGTTATATATAATAATGTTAAGTGTTGAATGTTAACTGTTAAGTGTGTTGGCATGTCTGATAAATCTCTCTGCCTTGGCATAAATGAAACCTAAACAGAATAGAACTATGTGGAAGATACCAGCTATGTAAGGTAGAAGGAAACCTATAGCCATACCGAGCATCATCTGCCAGAAGTAGATGCGGTGATACCGATAATACCATTGCGCAGAGAATCCCATAAAAAATGAAATCAATACGGATGCACCCAATACAGGTAATGCCGGATAGTATATGAACGATAGCAACACGGAGCAGAGCCATGCAGCCAGTAGGCGATGGAAGCGAAACTGATGATGAACCATCAATATGCACCAGCCGTTGATGCCCCAGTGTATAAAGTTGGCATGACCGAACATATAGGCGAAATGGGTGTATAATGGCGATGATGGAGACACAGCCAGCGAGGCATGAAGCGGAATGATGAAAGCCATCAGGAGGATGATGAGAAGTGTAATATATAATGTACGCATAATGGAAGTGATTTATCGAGTTATGAATGATGTTTTCTTATTGCGGAAATAATTGTTTATTTTCATCTGTATGTAGCGTGGAGCCATACCCAAATTGGGCGCAGGAAGATTCAGGCATACATACACAAGATTTTTGGTATTGTATTCCTTGTATTGATCCATCTGCCGGAGACGCAAGAAATCCTGATAGAAATCTTCAAAGAGTTTTTCTTTCATGGCTTGGTATTTGCCGAATTTAGGCTTTTCTCCTTTGATGCGTTTACATACATACCGATAGGCTGTGCTATCGGCAAGATAATAGCAAGAGGCAGGCATCTTGGCGATGTAATCGCATATCTTAGCCATGGTGGTAGGATATTCTACCATCCTCTTGGCCTTACGAAAGAGCAGATACATTTCTTGATCTCTTTTAAGGTAAATTTCGGATATGGAATTTAGATGTTTCATACCAACAAAATTAATTCATCAAGATGCAGAACTTATCACAAAGTAATGCGAAATTTTCCTTAATTTAGCACACAAATATTAAAAATGAATATTTATGGCAAAAGAAACTATTGATAATCAGAAAGTTAAGTCAAAGCGAGATTCTTTCAGAGAGCGTCTTGCTCAGCGTTATCCGGACTTGAATATGGACGATGATGAGGCTGTTTATGGTCAACTTTCGACCGATTACGACCAGTATGACCAGAATAAGCAGAAAATGGATGACTTCAACAAAATGTTGCAGGACAACCCTCATGCTCCAAGTCTGGTGACAGGTCTTGTGACCAAGAAAAATGCCGATGGCAGCGACTTCAATTTTATCGATTTCATTATTGATGAGTTGGGTCAGGACTATGTTGATGCCATCAATGGTGACGAGAAGGCTAAGGCTCGTTTGAAGGCTAGCGAGAAAGAGAAACTTGAAGCCAGCGAGAAATTAGCAAAGAACAATGAGCAACTTGCTGCCAATATGGAGCAGGAAGATGCCGAACTTGACGCTGCTATTAAAGAAGCGAAATTGAAGCCTGAGGCGATTACCGATTTGATAGAATGGCTTTACAAGCGTAGCGATGATGGCGAGGATCACGATGATGATGGTTTTATCTGGCGTGCAGCTCGGTATGGCTTAAAGAAGGAAGACTTCTTGCGCCTCTTTCAAATCAAGGACTTCGACAAGGCTGTGGCTGATGCAGAAGAGCGAGGCTACAAGCGTGGTAAGAACGAGAAGATAGACCAGCAGAGGCAGCTTCACGATGGGAAACAAGGTGGTAAGAAGAACATCAACATTGATGGTGGCGGTGGTGCTCCTTCACTCCCAAAAGAGAAGAGCCGTACTGAACAGGTGTACAGCAAGATGATTGGAATGTAGAATTAGAAATTTATAATTAATAATTTTAAATGTATAGATTATGAAACAGTTTAAGAAATGGTTTGGTTTCATGATGGCGGTGCTTGTCATGATTCTTAGTGGTGGAAGTTCTTATGCAATGGCTGAAACGGCTCCACCTGTACCAGGTGGTGGTATTCCTGCTGGTGCAGGTGGCGGTGGTGCGACAGGTCCTTTGGATGGTCCCGGTGTAGGTGGCTCTGGTCCTCAGTGGCAGGGTGGTAGCCAGGAGCAGCAGGAAGCTATGGGTAACTGGGATTACTATGTAGCTCATGTTAACCCGACAGTTGTAGAAATGAAACTGGAGAGTTGTCCTATTGATCAGATTTTACGTGCATCCAAGAAGATGACTCCTATCGACTCTGTTCGAGTAGAATACTATTCTATCGGTCAGAAGCCTATCATGTCAAAACTTACTACTCAGGTTAATAAGCAGACCAATGGTAATTCTGTAACTTTCATCGTGGAGAATCCGGCAGCTTTCGATAATGGTGATGTTATTATGGTAGATGGCATCTATGGCTATGATGAGACAGGTACCAACAAGAGTACTTTGATTCCTCTTCAGTTCCGTGTTATCAGCCATGATAATGACAATAACCCTATTGCCTACGCTCTGAATGGAAAGAAAAACCCTTCGCGCGGCAACCGTGACTTTGAAGACAATATTCCGGTAGGTACAACTCTGATGCGCCTCGGAAGAGCCGCAGGTGAGAAAGAGGTTGAAACTGGTAGTTATTACTCTATGCCAGATAAGAGCTTCCAGTATTGCCAGCGATTTATCATGCAGGTTGAGGAGTCACTTATCAACCGTATGAGTAAGACTCAGGTAAAATGGGACTTCACACGACAGGAAAAAATGGCTATGGACGATATGCGTTATGGCCAGGAGCGAAGTGGTCTTTTCGGTGTAAAGAGCATGTCGAATGGTGGCGAGAAAGTTGGCTTGACCTATACCATGGGCGGTATTTACTGGGAAGCAGGCAAGGACTTGCAAATTGGCCATTGGGCTGTCAAGAAAGATGAGAATGGTGAAATTGTTAAGGCAAAGGTAAAAGTACCTAAGCCAGGTGGTACCGATGGCGAAACTGTAGAGCAGGAAAAAACAGTATATGAGTATGTGATCAGCGAGAAGGAACTTTCTGCTTTTATTGCAGCAGTATTGAAGGGTGCTGGTAACTCCAGCCGTACCAAACTTCTCTTCGTTGACAACTTGATCTATCAGGCATTTGCTAACCTTCGCTCTAACAAGCGTATCATTACCCAGACCGAAAAGGACTATCAGGGTTGGAAACTTGATTTTGAGAAGTTCGAAAGCATGGGTACAAAGATTCTGATTTATCGTCACGATGCTTTTAACTCCTGGGGTATGGACGGTAGAGCGTTCTTGCTGGATGCACGTTATCTTGACAAATACGTATTCGGTGTATGGAGCAGAAACGAGTTTAACGCAAAGGATCTCTTGATTCGTAACACTGCAGGTGTTGTGATGGAGGAGTATAGCTGCTGGGTACTGACCTTCCCTGATGCTCATGCGCGTGTAGCCCGACCAGTCTTCACTGGTGATGGTGTTACAGATGAGCAGATTTTGGAGGCAGCGTAATCATCGTATAGGAAACTGATAGTTTTCTACATATATCAATCTAGGGGATAGTTGAGGCTAATGCAGCCTCGCTATCCCTTCACCATAAACACAAATAGATATGTATAGATTTGTAGCTAAGAGTATGCTCATCTTTGTTGTGACTCTGCCGAGCGGACTGATCAAGAACATTGAGTTTGAGCGGTGCAGCAACGATGCCTATTCCTATATTACGGATAGTAAGCAGGTGGCAGAGTGTATCAGGAAGCACCCTCTTACGAAGGCTGGACGCATTATTGATGAGAGCCAGCCGGAAGTGGAGCAGATTCAGCAACAAAAAGAAGAGCAGGTGAAGGACGAGAATGCCCTTCATTTCGAGAACATCACTAAGGCAAAAAATTATCTCCAGAAGACATATAAGGTAGATGTAAGGAAACTGAAATCACCTGAGATGGTAAAGTCCAAGGCTAAAGAGCTGGGCGTGGTGATTGAGTTTTAGTTTGTAGTTTATAATTTATAATAGGTTTCTTGCTTATGGAAGTTCTTATGAGTGACCTTGTGAAGGAAATGCGCATAGCTATGGACGAAGTGATCCATGATGAGGTGAATGACATCATTACGGATGATTCGGACACGGAAATGAAGCAAGCTATTGAAACGGCAGCACAACAGATTTTGCTGCAAGCACCGGCACAGATGATTCTCCCCAAAAGGGTGGAAGTTTCGCTGAACGAAAGCGGCAAGCAGGATTATGATGCCATCCAAACCCAGTTTACAGATGGTCATGGATGCCTGACAATTCCTGAAGACTGGCTGAGATTGGTAGAACTGAAACTGAAAAGTTGGCAAAGCACGCTGACTATGCTGATGGAACCGGGCAGCAAGGAGGCTCAGATGCAAGCCTCCCGGTGGACCAGGGGAACGCCACAGAAACCAAAGGGCATGATTACCACATCGCCAACTACAGGAAAGCGAGTGCTGATGTACTGGACTGCCGGAAGGTATGATGCCAACCATGCACCTGTTGGAGCTGTATATGATCATGAGGTTGAACTGTTCACGTATATCCCTTATCAAAAGTTAGAGGATGTGTATTCTACTGATACTGGGCATGAAAACGAAGTGACCGACCAGAAGATCATCCTTTCCCTGACAGATGAATGCAAGAAATATCTTATCTATCGTGCCATCAGCATCTTCCTGGTAAGTAAGAAGGAAAGCGATTTGTCAGAAAAGTATAACCAATTATCTCAAATATAATATTTTATGGCTAACGATATAGATAAAACAAGTCCTCACTACAAGGGTGATTTTGGCAGCATCTATGAGGTGAACAAGAAGTTCCCTACAGGAGGTGTTGCTGGCGACTTTGTGGTGATAGAAGGCTGGGCACATTACTGGAATGCGCCCAGAGGCACTTGGTGTGTGAATGCCGAGAGAGATAGTTATTGGGATGAGTTGATAACGAGTCTTATTGAGAAGTTTAAACTCATTAGAGGTGCTACATATATGGGCGTGGCTAGTCTTGACACTGTGCCAGCTAAGGCTATCGGTACCAAGATGTATTATTTTGCGACCGTAGCTGGTACGTATAAAAACTTTGGTGATCTCGTCGTTCCTCAGGGTATCAATGTGCTTTATTCTGAGAATGGCAATAGCTGGGTAAACTCTACTTTGCTGGAAGTGGTTCAGCAACCAGGAAAGTCTGAGGATAAGGTAATGTCTCAAAAAGCAGTGAGTGACAAACTCAGCGACTTAGAAAACAGACTTGTCGTCCTCGGAGAGAAAGAATACAATTCAATCAACAAGAAGGAAGACAAGATTTATTTTGTCTATGAGGAGGAATAGGGATGATTAGGGCATTTGGGCATGACATCGCTATAATACTAGCCAAGGGCAGGATTATTGCAGCAGTATATCAAGGTACGAAACTAGTTTGGCAGGCAATACGTTCTTGTTTCGGTGCCGGCTATTGGGTAAACGAGAAGCCGTGGATAGATAACGAAGGGTGGAAAAACAAATAAAATTATAAACAATGGGAAAAGTTTTTGACAATCCAATAACTCTAGACACTGATTGGGGAGGGGATGCTAGTACAGGAAACCTTCCAGTGTCGGGCAGACGAGTTCAGGAACTCATCAAGAATACCTTCACCAAGAAGGGTGGATGCGTACAAATTAAAGATAAGAAGTTTTTGCAAATATTCGCAGATGAAGCATCCATGAAAAAGTATAATTCCGACACGGAAAAGTACGAAGATTTAGTTGTATCGCAAGTTCAGCTTCCGAACACCGGAGCTACACAAGCGACAATGAAAAATACGATATTAGTCACACCTAGCGAGTATACGACCGCTGGGAGTGCCGAGATTTTCAAGTTTAAGTATTTGTCTTATTACGAGAATGAAGGTGACCTTTCTCAGGTTAGTGGTTCTTGCACTGTCTATGTTGCAGGTAAGCAGCGTGAGAGAATAACCTTGCGCTCTGGTAATACATACACTATAGACGTAACTAAGTACATCGGGGAGGATGTAACCGAGATTAGATTCACTATAGACAATGCAGAGGGAAGTTCTAGAAGCTATGTTTACGAAGTGACGATGGTCAACCTTATGGTATCTTCCAGCTTCGACAGCGTTACTGCATACGAAGGTGTTATACCTTTCGTTTACACTCCTATCGGCAACATCAAGAAGACCGTACACATTATTTTGGACGGCAAGGAGATACACCAAGAAGAAACTGAGGTCAACAACCGTCAGCAGACTTTTGATATTCCAGCGCAAGCGCACGGAGCACATAGCCTGGAAGTTTATCTGTCCGCATCCGTGCAGGGTTCGGAACTGGAGAGTAACCATCTTAACTTTGCACTCGTCTGTATTGAGCAAGGAAACGAAACTCCAATCATCGCTAGCACCATGGAACGTATACACATGAAGCAGTATGAGACAGTTTCTATTCCTTTTGTGGTCTATGACCCACTGAACAACCAAGCAGACATTGCTTTGAAGATTAACGATTCCATCGTGGCAACCCGAAAGGTTGACCGAACTAAGCAATCGTGGGTATACAAGGCGATGAATCAAGGCAATGCCACTATGACGATAACTTGCAGAAGTGTAAGCAAGACATTCTCATTGTCTGTAGACAAGTCTTCTATCACATCAGAGGCAGAAACCCAGAACCTTGAGTTGTTCCTGACATCGCAGGGAAGGAGCAATCAAGACACAGACAGGGAAACATGGGAGAACAACGGAATTGCGGCTTCGTTCTCCGAAATGAACTACATAACCAACGGATGGGTAGTCGATAAGGACGGCAACACAGCCATGCGATTGAGCGGTGGAGCGGCAATGACTATTCCTTTGAAATTATTCTCCAAGGACATCAGACAGACTGGCAAGACCATAGAGATTGAGTTTGCTGTTCGTCAAGTGACGGACTATGAAGGTGTTGTTCTCTCTTGTCAGCAGGGCGGCATTGGTTTGCGACTGACCCCGAACACAATATCCTTAACCTCGGAGCAGTCCACACTGGAGACCAAGTACAAGGAGGATGAGCGAGTGCGTGTGTCCTTCGTGATTGAAAAGCGAGCCAACAACCGATTGATGCAGATTTATATCAACGGTATCAAATCGCAGTCACTGCAATACCCAGCCAATGACGGATTCGTTCAGCCATCGCCAGTGGACATAACCGTAGTATCATCGACAGCCGCAATAGACATCTACAACATCAGGAGCTACTCTAACAACCTCAATGCACAGCAGCTACTGGATAACTATATTGCAGATATGGACGATATAGACAAGAAACTGGCTATTTTCAACCGTAATCAAGTCTATGATACATACGGCAATTTGAGTTATTCTAAGATGCTGGAGCAGATACCTTGCCTTATCATTACTGGCGAGTTATCGCAGTTTAAGGGAGACAAGAAAACTGTGAGCATTGAGTACGTTGACAAGAACCATCCAGAGAAGAGCTTTACTGCCGATGGTGTTGTTTTGAACGTTCAGGGTACATCTTCCCAGTACTACCCACGAAAGAACTATAAGGGGCAGTTTAAGAAGGGTTTCAATATGACGGATAGCGGAAAGCACGAGGATGCCTTTACGCTGGACGAGAATGCCGTTTTGCCTGCCGTTAACTTCTGCTGGAAGGCTGACTTCGCAGAATCAAGCGGAACACACAATACCGGTTTGGCTAACTATATCGGGTGGATGCTCAAGGAGGCGGGCATCTTGACTGAACCACAAAAGAAGAACGGTTTGATACGTACCACGGTGTACGGAGAGCCTTGCTTGATTTTCCATCGTTCTAGCACAGGTGATACACCTCTGTTCATCGGTAAGTACAATTTCAACACCGACAAGAGCGCAGAGAACACATTCGGTTTTGCGGAGGGGGACGAATCGTGGGAGTTTCTGAACAACACCAGCGACCGCTCAAATTTCCGTTCAGCAGACTTTTCAGATGATGGCTGGAAGAACGATTTCGAGAGTCGTTATCCAGATGGAAACGAGGATATTTCCCACATGAGGGAAGTGTTCACCTGGGTGGTTTCATGCAAGGACAATATAGAGAAGTTCAAGACAGAGTTCGCTGAGCATTTTGACAAGAAGACGATAATTTTCTACTACGTCATCACTTTGGTTTTCGGAATGGTTGACCAGCGAGCAAAGAACCAGTTCTTAACATTTTATGTTGGTGGAAAGTGGATTTTTATCTTCTACGATAATGATACTGTCTTCGGTATCAATAACGAGGGTGCAATACAGTTTAGCTACGATATAGAAATACATGATATTATCGGTAACTTGAATGTATGGAACGGTGCAAACTCCTTGCTTTGGGAGCTTGTGGAGCAGGCTTTTTCTTCCGACATCACGAAGATGTACCAAGACTTGCGTCAGAAGGGTATTCTAAGCTACGATAAGACTATCGAGTTCTGCAACACAAGACAGAGCGACAAGTGGTGCGAGAGCGTCTACAATGAGGACGGGTACTTCAAGTACGAATCGCCTTTGATTGACGGATATACAGACTATTCCACTGGAACTGCGCAGACCGTGAAGACTGGTGCGTTTCTCTATGCCCTCCAAGGTAGTCGAGACGCACACAGAAGATGGTGGCTCTACAACCGATTCAAGTACATGGATTCTAAGTTCCAGGCAGGCTCTTCGTTGTCTGACTACATTACTTTCCGAACATACACACCGAGTGTATGGGCAGGTGTCGAGCCAAAGGCAGACATCACCATCGGTGCGTTCTCGGCAATGTATGGAACTATTCGCTGGGGTAGCGTGACCAAGAGTGAGAGAATGCGAGAGGGAGAAGTGAAGACTATCACTGCACCTGCTGGCATCAAGTTCAACGACACCGAGACCATTATCTACAATGCGTCTATGATTAAGACTGTTGGCGACTTGTCGGCTCTATACGTTGGAACGGTTGATGTATCGAAGGCAACGAATATCACGGAGTTAATTATTGGTTCTTCCAAGGCAGGCTATCAGAATCGAAACTTCAGCGTTCTCTCGCTGGGCAACAATGCGAAGTTGCGCAAGCTGGACATTCAGAACTGTCCTAACTATACAACAAGCATTGACGTGAGCGGTTGTGAGAACATAGAGGAAGTGTATGCAAAGGGAACGAAGGCTACAGCCGTGAATCTTGCTGAGGGTGGAGTGCTTAGAATTTTGGAACTCCCAACCACCATTACCAACTTGACCTTAAAGAACCAGCCAAAGCTTGGTACTGGTCTATCAGTCGATTCGTGGGCAAACGTAACCACACTTGTTATAGAGAATTGCCCGAATATCGAGCCACTAGACATTGCCGAGAAAATCCTTTCCTCGGACAATGCACTCGTATACGTAAGATTCACCAACATCAATGCACAGAAAGCCAATTTCTCGATACTCAACAAGCTGTCGAACATCAAGGGTGTCGGAGACAATGGGGAGTACACCTCAATCGCATATTTGAGCGGAAAATATACTGTGTTTAAAGCTACTGAGGAAGACATCGAGAGAACGAAGAGCATTTTCCCTCATTTGACAATCACAGCAAGAACCATACTGAAAACAATATTCGCCACCTTTAACGTGGTAAGCCAGTACGGAGCAATAAAAGGAGCGACCGTTGAAATCAATGGCTTGACATACGACCTTTCCTCGGGAACGGTAAAAGTGCCATTGGCAGAAGGAGAACGCTACGATTACGTTATCCGATATAGTGGAGGCGAAGATAGAGGAATTATTCAGTCTAGTTCGGACAAGACAATATCAAAGTCGTACAATATTGAATTTGACATAATGACGTTGAAGCCAGAGCCTAACGGAAAGATGCAATTATTGGTAATGGGAACGACTATTGATATTTTGAGAACTGACCTAATCACGGACTGGGGAGATGGAACAACAAATTCCAAACCTTCACATACATATACAGATGGCAATTCTTTGCATAACGTCTCTATAGATTCCGCAACCGATAAAATAGTAGCTATCTCATTTGAACTCGGTGAAGTTTTGGCTTTTTGGGGCATAGGCAACTCAAAGGTTAAGGTTTATTCTTTTAATGACCAAAAAAAATTGGAATACATCACCGATGATTTATTCTATAATGGCTATGGTACAATGTATAATTTTTTCAAAGGGTGCTCTAATCTTAAAGAGATACCAGCCAAACTGTTTGAACCGATAGCAGATTTGACATCAATGCACTATTATTATCATAGTGGTACATTTGCTGAGTGCACTTCCTTAAAGGAAATTCCAGCAGGGCTTTTCGACCCATTAGTCAATCTGGAGGGTGCTTCCAACTTGTTTTTAGGTTGCACTTCCTTAAAGAAAATTCCAGCAGGACTTTTTGATAAGCTTGTAAAAGTAAACTTCACCAATGGTGAATATACCAATGGACTTTTCGGGTATTGTTCCAATCTAGAGGAATTCCCGTATAATTTGTTCGATAAGAACGTGAAAACTACTACGTTTTATAACATGTTCGAAAACACAGCCTTGAAGGTCGGTTTTCTGCCACTCTGCAAAGAGTCAAATGCTAGTCATAGTGGCGTCTATCGTAGATGTTATAATATGCAGAAGCTCATTGCCAGAACTGCCACACCTTGTACTATAGACAGTGACACAATTCCGAGCGTAAATCAGTTAAAAATATACGTTCCAGATTCAGCGATAGAGGCATACAAGACGGCAACGAACTGGAGTGCCTACAAAGACAAGATTGTTGGATGGAGCGAGTTGACGGACGAGGAGAGACAGAAGTATGGATTAACAATATAAACGATTAGGATATGAAGATAGACAAAAACAACGACAAGCACATCATCGCTGATGATGGCAAGACGTTCGAGCGCATCGCAGATGGCACGAACTATGGAAAAGAGATTTATCTAGGGTATTCGTATTTCATTGGTGGGGAGAAGTTAGACATTCCCCACCTTGACACGCCAGAGGACTTCCGGGAGGTTGACGAGCCAAAGGAAGATGAACAAAAAGAGAGCAGAGATGAATGAACTATAAGTCTCTGAGTTTAGAAACTTAAAAAATAGATATATGAAGAAGAATAAGAAGCAATTACATGAAGCACTTGCAGTGCTTCTTACTAAATTATCATCGGCAATGGACAATCCATTGCTGATGGATAACTACGTGGTGAAAGCCTTGCGCACGGTTCTTTTGGAATACAAGGAATCGGGTGAGCTTTATGACGCCTACAAGGAACAGATACAATCTACCATGGAGAGTGACAATCCTTGGATAGGTATGCTGATGAAATCGATTAGCGGTGATGCCTCTGTCATAGAGAGCATGACCGATGAAGCCATTAAAGGGATGGTAAACTCTATGTTAGGAGAATAAGCTATGATCAGATGGGTATAAATATAATAAGGTGTAACTCTTTATAGGGCTACACCTTATTATTTATAGGTCAATCACTATTCTCACAGATGTACATAACAAATGAGCTGCAATCTGTATGATCGGAGCCCTTTCAAAAATAATTTGCTTACAGATTGTTACTTTAGCAAAGTTTAACTATAAGATATTGCGCAAAATGAATAAAAATGCGCAGAAAGTTGTAATTTTGCGCCAAATTCTTACTTTAAAAACTATAATTGTAATCAACAACTAAGAAAAGGAGGTTTTTTATGACACAAGAACAAGAAGCCGAAGTCCAACGGTTGATAAAGGACATTGATGTGACAGAACTGATGAATATGCTTAAGAAGCATGGTAATCGGTATAGCAGAAGAATATTGAAGTTTTTCAGATGGTTTTGTAAGTATGTGCCTATCATTATTATGTGCTTTCACGCTTATGGAATATGGGAGTTCTCTCAGCATCCCCGTGAGATGTTTATCCCCTATAATGAAAATATGCCTTGCTATATCTTTATTTATTTCATGGTTTACGTCCTGCCGATGGTGACGATACTGGCAAGTAGATTTTTCTTCTTGTGCCAGCGGTATCGCATTCCATTTATATACTTCTTAGGTATCAATGCGGCTCATATTGTAGAGTGGAATTGGTACACAACTAAAGATATGGTGGATTCCTGCTTTACGGTCATGACCGTGACAGCTATATTCTATTTGTATAGCTTTGCTAAAATGTTTGTTAATGAAACGAAGATGGGCAGAAAGATTTGCTCCTGATAGAGAATGCTGGAGATAATCGGAGAATAACAGAGATTTTTAGGAATAATATTGAAAAAAGAAGACTTATGAAGAAGGTACTGAATTATGATACCCTGGGATGGGCATTGAAATCATTGAGCGATGCTTGCTTTAAGGCAGCAGAACAGCAGAAGAATGGGGAGAAGGTTACGGCTTGCGGTATGAGCGATGACGATCTGGACAATCTTTGTGAACAGATTCCTCATATGTTGAATCCTTATATGACTGCAGGTCAGGTAAAGAAGGAGGCTCATATCAGCGAATCTACCCTAAGAAGGGCTATCGCTGATGGGGAGCTGGAAAGTGTGGGGAATGCTGGCGATCATTCTCATTTCTTCAAGAAATGGGACGTTAAGGCGTTTATTAAGAAAAGACTGAAAAGAAACAAGAACTAAGCCCTATCGCAACACGGATAAGCGATATGAATATGGTAACATTTTTATTTGTAGAGTGTGCTATCATTATAATGTTGAGCGTTTCGTTTAATATCTTTGTTTGGTGGACAGGAGATTATAAACGCAAGAAGTGGTTGTTTGCGTGGCTAACATTTATCAATGTGATAGCGATTGCTGGAACCATCATCACTTATTTTATGGGTAAATAACAGAATAATGAAGAGAAGCTGATGAGGCTTCTCTTTTTTGACATGGGTCTATGTCACCTTAAATCATTGGAAATCAGCCACTAAAAGAATGTTTGACAGAGTTATGAAACATGTAGATATTTTGGGATAACTTTGCTGCCGTAATCGATTACATGTGTGAATAAACAAAATGTACAACTTTTATTTCTTTAGGAATTATGGCAGAAGAAGTAATTAAGACAACCTCTTGTTGCAACGATGCAATGATGGGTGGTTTGCTTGGAGCGATGGCAAATCGTGACAACAATCCTTTGGCAATGGCAGCTATGATGCGAGACCGTGACGATGCCGATATGTGGAACAATCCGTTCGCCTACATGATGATGATGGGCATGATGCGCTATATGTATGGTGCAGACTGGAACAATCGTGACAATGGCGCAGACGTGCAGCGTGCGGAGATTCAGGGTCAAATCGAGAGTTTGCGCAACCAGATGGCAGACAACCAGAATAGCAACTTGCTGATGGGTGCCATCCAGGGTAATGGTAACGACCTTAAGATGTTGGCAAGCAATCTGAACTGTGACTTCAACGCCTTGCAGAACTCTATCTGTGGCATCCAGGCAGGCATCCAGCAGCTTGGTGGTCAGGTAGGATACTCGGCAGAGCGAGTAATCAACGCTATCTCGCAGGGTAACTTGCAGATGACAATTGCGCTTAAGGATTGCTGCTGCCAGACGCAGCAGAATATTATCCGTATGGGTTATGAGAACCAGATGGGCCAGAAGGACATCGTTAACCAGATGCAGCAGGGCTTTAGCTATACCAACACTGGTATAGAAAGAGCTGCTTCGAATCTCGGTTTCCAGATGCAGCAAGACAAGTGTGACGTCATCCGAGCAGGTGAGAACAACACCCAGCGCATCATCGACACCTTGACAGGGCATTGGAGCCAGGAGCAAGCCAACGAGATTCAGGACTTGAAGTTCAAGAACTCACAGCTGCAGCAGAACATCTACCTTGCCAATCTGATGAATAACGGTTGCGGATGTGGCGCAGGTGTAGCAGGTGGCTATCAGTAAAAAAGTAAAGAATGAAACAGAAGCGTAGTGGTATGAACAAGATTTCTCCAGTGGGTTTGGCTACTACAGCATTGGTAGCCAACCAAGTTTCAGTCTTAGCTACTTACAATGAGAAGCTTTGCAGACCTTATTGCGTGAACGGCAACGTGCAGCCACAGACAAGCATAACCTACAGTTATGAGCAGCCTATCCTGAACGGTACAACGGTGTTTGTGCCTATCGTGGCAACTATCTCCATCATTACGCCTGTAACAGGCAACAGAAACATGATGAGAGCACAGCCGTTGATTTACACGGAAAGATGGGTAGCAGCCTTCCAAGGGCAGACAGCTCTGCCAACGGCTGTGACCATCGCAAGTGTGGGCAGAACGCAAAAGGCTAACGATGTGGTATGCGGAAAGGCTAGAGGCCTTAGCATATACGACAGTCTAACCGTAGCATTGACTACTGCTTAGTATCATTATAGGGGGAAATGGTGGATGGTTTGTTAGCCATCGTTTCCCTCGCATTATCCATTTAAAACGATACGATTATGATATTTAAAGATTTAAAGGCAGGTTTTCCGGTCTTTTTGTTTGACCGGGCGACTAGAAAATTCAAGCAGGGTAAAGTGATGAATACTCCAAGCCCTGATATTAGTGGTAGCAAACCCAATATGATGCCACAGATGCCTGGCATGCCAAACTTTGGCACCATGAACGTGAAGGTGAATGTTCAGACGGAAGACGGAAAGCAGTCAACCTATTCGGTAGTTGATACTGAGCAAACAGCATACAGCGACACCCTTGTAATCTCTTGTAGTAAGGAGAGTATCATCAACGAGGTAAACGCATTGAAGAACCAAGCCAATGACATCATCAATAAGATGCCGGACTTCGAGCAGACCGTAAAGGACTGTGATCATCTTCTCTCAGAACTGGACACAACGTTTCGTGACCAGCAGAAAACCAACGCAAGACTCGACCAGATGGAGAACAAGCTGGACGAGATTTTCAAATTTGTCAAATCACAAAAACAAGAATGATATGAACTTAGTAGAACTTATCACAAAATATCAGAGTGACGCCACACCGGAGCAGATGGTGAAGGTAACCAAGATCATCGGCAAGTTTGTGGCCATGCACGCAGAGGAAAATGACCTCCTGAAACTGTATAAGGAGATTTATGGGGTTGTGGGTAACGGCCACTTCAACGACTTCTTTGCTGAGGCTCAGATTAAGAAGATGGTGTTTGAGGATGACAAGGATGTAGAGCATCGTGCTCCTTACTATACCGCAGCCAAGACTCAGGAGATCTATGAGACGGTGAAGGACGAGATACGGCCATATAATCAATGGGATTTTGCCGTGGTACTCAATATGATCTACTCGGACAACTATAATCTGATGAAGAAATGGTTTCCGGAGGACAGCGAGGAGCAGATGATGGACAAGATGGTGGACCTTGCCGTGAACTGGCTGAGGGATGATGATAACCCTTATGGGCATTGTAAGGCTTGGGGGTACTTCAACCATTGAAATGTTGAATGTTGAGTGTTGAATGTTGAGTGTTGAATGTTGAGTTTGTGGGAAATTCCATAATGACTAGAGATATATAAAAGAAAACTATCAGAAGAAGAGAATGCAGGCGGAAAATGGGCTTGTGTTCTCTTTTTTCGTATGAAGTTGCCTCTTTTTCGTATGAAGTTGCGCAACTTATCACAGATAACTGGGAATGATGGCTTAAATTTGCATCGTTTCCATAACGGAGTGGGGACGGAAAAATGAAAAAGAAAATGAATGATATTCGAGGTTACTTAATTGGGACGATATGGACTTTTCTGAGTCTGCTGGTTCCCATCAAGGATTTTATGATTGCCATGATGGTATTATTTGGGCTGAACCTGGTGTTCGGTATCGTGGCTGCAGTGTTTAACGGTGAAGAATGGAGCTGGAAGAAATTCGGAATGTTCTTTGTCTGTTGTGCGGTGTTCTTTGTGACGGTGGCAGCTCTGTTCATTATCGGTCACTTCCTACACTCGGACACAGAGGCCTTGTTTTGCGTGAAGTGGGTGTGTATAGCAGCTACTTACCTGTTTGTTACCAATATCCTGAAGAATCTGAGGCGGATGCTGGTTGCTGAGACACCTTTCTACAAACTGGTGGACTATGCCTATTATGCACTGACTCTAGGATTCGTAGAGAAATTCCCGATGTTTAAGAAGTATCAAGAATATAAAAACAATAAAGAAAATGGAAATGAAGGAAATCAGATTAGAGCAGCTGCTGATGGTAATGCCTAACGCAGGGAAGAGGGCAGAGAAGTTTCTGCCATACCTGAACCGATTTGCCGAGGAGTTTGAAATAAACACGCCTTTGAGATGGGCGCACTACTTGGCTCAAATTGCACATGAAAGTGGTGAACTGAGATATACCAAGGAGATTGCCAGCGGAAAGGCGTATGAGGGAAGAAAAGACCTTGGTAACACCCATAAGGGTGATGGTGTAAGGTATAAGGGGCGTGGGCTGATACAGATAACAGGACGTGCCAATTACAGCAAGTATGCCGGATATTGTGGCTATGATGTAGTGAAGAAGCCCGACCTCTTGGAGCAGCCTCTTGGTGCCACACGTTCCTCAATGTGGATATTCGATACTTTCGGATGCAATGAATTGGCTGACGAGGATAATCTTAAAGCAATCAGACGGAAAATTAACGGTGGCTACAATGGTCTGGACGAATGCGAGGAGTATTTGAAAAGATCAAAGCGAGCACTCAATATCTCATAGCTTATGAAATCGAAACATTTAATTATCTACCTGTTCGTTTGGATAGCGTATTTCTCAATGTTGTTTCTGACGAGTTGTAAGACGAAGACTGTGACGCAGGAACATTATATTACGGACCAAACAAAGAACAAAAGTTTGGATGCCTCCTGGCAGGAGCGATTTATCTCTGCTTTTGAGCAGATGGCAAATAGCAGGAGCCAGGAGCACGAAACATCTGTCAAGGAAACTACCCATACAAAGGATAGTACTTCAACCACTGTAGACCAGAATGGAAAGCCTATCAAGACAGAGTCATGGCACTCTGTTGTGACCAACAGGAACACAAAAGAGGTGCTGAGGTTAAAGGATTCCATTAACATCATATCTAAGAAGGTAGATAAATATCAACATCTTGTGGTTCAAAAAGATTCGTTGATTCGGTTGAAGCAAGACTCTATCAATATCATGAGGCGAGAACTGACCAAGAATGAGCAGCGACTTGTGACTATAGGGAAGGTAAGTCTTGGTGCGTTAGTAGGTATCATCATAGCCATCACAACAGGTATTCTTGTTTGGTTATGGCATCGAAGAAAAAATGTTAAGTATGAAGACAATAACAATTAAAATCATCAAGAAGAGCGTAATGGGCGTGGTAGAAGGGCTTACTGCCACCATTGCGCAGCATAACCCAGATGTGGACTTTCAAAGCGTATGGGCTAGTGATGCTGAAGAGGCTAGGCTGGATATATACTACAGGGAGGCGATAACCGACCTAGAGAATTTTCTTGCGAGGTTTTCTTCATCGACCACACAGAAGTTTGATTTGCAGGCTCTGGCGGATGATTTCTCTATCACTATAGTGACACTTGCAGCTTGGCCACCAAGGTTAAGTGGAGTACTGAGCAATCAAATTCAGAACTACCTGGTGCATGCCATTATTGCCGGATGGCTGAGTGATTTTCCGGATATGGCTCATACAGACTATGCTAGTATGGGAGCGAGTGACCTTGACGCAATTAAAGAGATTTTGTTAAAGAAAGACTTTAACTTTGCTGAGGCTGAAAGAAAAGCCGATGATACAACGAAAGAAGGTTCTTCTGCCAGTGATACTTCATCTAGAGCAGTAGACGGTGACGAGAAGGCTAATTCTTCTCCTATGGCTTCGGCAAGAAGTGGGGATGGGATAGATAAGCAGAAGAATGCGCAGGCTCCATCCAGCAGATCAGTAGATACCGATGAAAAAGAGAATGGCGAACTAGCTGTTCAAAATCGCAGTATAGATGCTGAGGCTAAAAGTCAGAATGAACTGGATGCTGAGGCTCGAAATGTGGACGAAGTAGACAAAGATGCCCAGAGTGGGCCGAAAGGGTCTGAGCGTAATCAGGACTTCGTTTCGCAGCATTTTCATCAGGATCGTGTAGACTGGAGCGGAGGCAGGCCGCCTTATGAACTGAGGTAGATTTATTAATCATCTAAATATTTCGAAATATGGATAGTAAACTAATTACTTTGAACTTTAGCATGGAGCAGCTATGCAATGACATATTGGCTCGATGCTATGTGTTGAGCCAGGGACTGGTGGATGATGCCCAGAAGGACATCAGAGCCACTATTGAAAGCCCTGACAGTAAAGAGACTCGCAGCATTATTAATCGCGCAGTAACAGAAGCCATCAGCAATATCAAGGTTGCAGCTCAGCGTTATCTGACTACCGGACGTGTGGAGGATAACAACAATCTTGAGCGACTTGTTAAGGGTACGAAGAAGTATGTGTACACCGATAACAAGAACGGAACTTGGACGGAGGTAGTGACCACAAGTATCATCGGACAGGAAGATGAGGAAGTGACTACTACCGTGAATAAGGCTGGTAATGATCGGGAGGAAAGTATCTATGAGACTGTTACCCTGAAACTGGAGATTCCGAACTGGAATGTGGCTGTGACGGATGCGCTTAAGAGCAATATGCACCGGTATATGGTTGACTATACGATGAGCCAATTTTTGCAGGATCAGTATGCAGACAAGGCTGGACAGTATGGGAATAGTGCTACAGCAGACTTCAATAATATTAAGAGCAACCTGCTGAGCCGGGATAACTATACTTTGAGACGGCCGAGCTTTACGTAAGAGGCTATTGGGACAGGCGATAGAATCGCCTGGAACGGTGGCTTTTCTGCTAGAACTTTTTTTCTTCTTTCGTTTTAGGTGTGTTTATGGAAAGAGCCTTCGCTTCGGGATTACTCCTGATTTGCGAAGGCTCTTGTTTTTTTGACATGGCTTAGAAAGCCATGGAACGGTGGCTTTTCTTTTTAGAACTTGCTGAAACGCCTGATGATTTCGAGGCGCGTAGCAAAGTATTGATTCATTGATTTCATCTTCAGGTATAGGGCGATGCGGAAGAAACGATAGCTGTGAGTAGCCATGTAGCTGGACTTCATGCCGCCCAAGCGACCAATGTAATGCCAATTCTGATTATCATTGCTACCATATAACCACATGATTGGTATGCTGCCAGACGTGAGGGAATGGATATAGCCTGTAATGGAATCAGGTACGTTATCTTCATCGAACTTCAAGGTACGAGTAACTATGATACCATGATACTCTGTTGTATCTTCGTAATCGTAACCCTTATCAAGCACCATCACGCTGCCATCCCTATATTGTATGTAGGGGTGTGGGTATGAATTGATTGCCGTGAGCACGTTCTGTATAAGGAAAGTGCTCCAAGCATTATCCTTGATAGAATAGCAGAGTGCCACCGTATCAGCCGTAGAGGTCTTACTCGTCTGTGTAACATCCAGGCAGAAGATGCGAGAGTTTTTGTAGTCGTAGATGACCTGACAACGCTGGAAGAACTCTATTGGCGATGAAGTAAAATCTATGAGTTGACGCATCTGAGCCTTGATAGTCTTGACAGATTCGCTATCCCCTTCTGCATCAACGAAGAAGTTGAGGAACTTACCTAGGCTACCGGAAATGTTGAAGCCGGGACCATCTAAGACATCGGACATGGAAACCACCTGAGATTCTGCTATGCGACTGATTGAGCGGTTTGTGGCGAAAAGCACGGACTGGTCAAGCTGAGTGATAGACTTCGGATTGCTGCAAACCTCACGACTAATCGGGTGGATGCTGCTATAGGTGCCTTTGGAAGAGACTTCCATCGCCCAGATACCATCGGTAGAGAATGCCATTAATGGGTACTGACCAAACTGACCCTGTGAGAGCGCACGCGTGGTGGAGGCTATTCCCTGTATGGTTCCGATACCTACGGTATTGATTCCGTTTAATGGGAAATAGAAGGCATTATCAGACTCTGAGGTGTAGATCTTATTGGACAGTTCCACTACATCATCAACCGTATAATCAAACGAATCAACCTTATATTGCTCGAAATTGTCGGTTAAAAAAATGTCGGTGAAATCTCCCATGTGCATTGCTCCATTCAGTTCTTCGCATTGTTCCAGAGGGAAGACGAAGATGGCATCATTATCAGAATAATCCTTACAGAAGATAGCCATTTTATCAGCTCTGGAATCCGGGTAGAACTTGACAAGGTTGCCGATCATGAAGCCATCAATATCCTGACGAGAGAAGAATTTGTCGCTACTTTCAACATATTTCGTTCCGGAAGTGGTGTTGAGGCTAACTACAATTTTCTGAATTTTGTACCTTAATCCCTGGTAATTCGTACTATCATTGTATTTAAGGTTGTACTGACCTGGTAGCATAACATAACCGCTGAATCCTTGAAACAGTTTCTCTTTCAAGCCGTACAGATTGAGGCGGTGGTTATAGACATAGCCACCTTGTGCGAAGAGCGAGTTATGAGTTTTGTAGTCATCCTTCATCTGTTCCTGTAATGATACCTGATAGACTGCATTCTTGTCAACAGGTAATTTCTTCGCTGAGCAAATTGCTAAATCTGATAGTTTCAACGAACAGACCTTGTAGAAAGCAGAGGTGTTCTTTAATTTGTTACGATAGGCATCTGGACTAAGTGAAGGGAAATCTACAGAAGCGCCTCCAATATATTGTTTACCTTCATCAGAAGTGAGAGATGTTTCAAAAGTGAGTGATAGTAAACCTTTTCCTAGCATGAAATTTCTTCTATTATACCTGATACTTGAAATTTGCTTAGATGTGTCAACGTTAGAAATAGGAGGCGTAATGAATATATCTACCGATTTGATGACATCCTTCCATTCTTCAAGTTCTTCACGTTTTGCGTCCAGTATAGTATAGTTTAAATCTACATTTCGTGGATAATAAATAAATGCTGCCTTTGTGATATGTACACTGAATTTGTTATTATTTCCATCTATGCGCTGAAGGGTAAAGTCATCATTGGTATCGACGACATAATTAGTAAAACTTGATAAAGCGTTAGCCGACAGCACCATATAGCTATCAGGAATTTGCACTGGTATAAATACAGGTGAAGAGTGCATAATCATGGAACCATCAAACATTCTATAGCAATATCTAACAAAGAAATTTGCATAGAAACGTCCATTACGAGCAATAAGATTGTTTGTTCGATTGACAAGTGCATAGATGCTCTGTGTAAGATCGGACTGCTTGTCTTCTTTAATTGTAAGACATTCAAATTCTCTGATAAAAAGATCTGTTATGCTCGTGGAAATTTTTACCTTATCAAAAACGTCATTGCAGGAGTATGTGGTTTGCTGGAAGACTTCCCGGAAACCTTTAACACTACCTTCTGTTACTATTCCACCATTACTGTAGTTCTCTGGGTAATCATCGGAAATAGAAAAGGCGATTTCTACGAATGGAGGCTTCTGTGACAGATATTTATAGCCACCATCCACCCATAAAGCATAGTGAATACCATCTGTAGCTACAATGATAAGCGTATTACCGATGGAATTAACGGAAAGAACCGATGCTTCGTAGTCGAAGGACTTGATAGGGGTGGTTGAGCCAAGAGATCCATCCTGAAGAAACCAGTAGATGGCTGATGAGGCTATGGCTATGAGATGGCGGTAATTGCCAGTTTCGTGTACATAAAGAATCTTAGCCACTACACCATTAATGGTGAGTGGCTGAGAGAGGGGTGTTCCTGTGACAATAGAAGGGCGCAATGCGCCATCATGCAGCTCTAGATTGCCGCAGAGGGATAGCGCACCGTTTTCTACTGCCATTTCATCAGGAGTGAGGCTGAGGCCTTTGTATCTAATTGATTGTTGCATATTTCTTAATGTTTAATATTTTACTATCGGCAATGCTCGCTGTCGGCCCTGTTGACGATAGCCAAAGCTGGACAACTGACGCCATCTACATCGAGATTTATAGTTTCATTTGCCGTAACCAGTTCTATCTGCTTAGTACCAGTCGGGATATTCGGTATATAGCTAAGCAAGAAACTGACGGTAGAAACATTACTGGCATGGAGCTGCCCCTTACGGCCAGACAGTTTGATGCATTCTACTTCTTTAGCTTCTATATCCGGTGTAGACTTAATGACATACATCTGCTTACTTGGCGTATAGAAACAGAAACAAATCTTATCACCCGGATGGAGATCCAGCAGTTTGCAAGGACTAGACCTTAGAGTGATACGCCCATTCAGATTAAGGGCAAGTCCTCGCTTCTGAACGCGAGGACGATTGAGAATAATGACATCATTTGTTAGCTTCATGATCTGTAGGTTTGTGGAGCCAGAAACGGAAATAATCGTTTTCGGCATCCTGGTTTCGTACTTTGACGTATTCTCTGGTAACATAGAAATGCTTCTTGCTAAGAGTAGGGTTGAGGCCGTAATCGTTCAGCATCATTGCTGGCTCTACTCTGCCATCGAAGGAAATCTCATACCAGTAGCGGTGGAGAAAGAACCATGGACGAAGACGGACCTCCTGAATGGTGGTATAATTACTCTTGTCTGCTCTGCATGGAACGATACTCCAGCTACCATCCTGCCAATGTTCCGTGGTCACTTCTCCACCTGGTGCCATTTCATGTTTCTTGATTATGGACTTTTGTATTTTGACGATAAGGCAAACATCGGCAGTGAAGACCTTAGCCATCTTGCCATGGCAGAGCATAACGAAGCGGCCTTTCTTATCAGGAAGTAGGCTACGCTGTTTGCCCGGCTTATTGATGACACAGACGGTGGAGAGGAACTTATGTCGAGCCATGGAAAGAAAATCGGGCAGTTTCGCCTTGGCGTGCATGCGGTCGATGACCTTCTGGATCTTTTTGAAGTTTTTCTCTGCCTGAGTCTCATGAATCGTGACTGGAGATTGAGGCAACTGATTTTTTTCCTTTTGCTCACGAATCTTCTTAACGTTTTCACGAACCTGCTTTTTAGAAGGTATTTCCAGAAGATGACCGGTTTTCTTATCGAGTCTGTATCTTGTTTTTTGTTTTTCCATAATGATAAATCTTTAGATGTTGCCAGTGTTGAGGCAGATGATTTCAAAATGATGATTTTCGCAGATGTCGTTTCCGTTTGCCATCTGATGATTGAAGGAGCAAGGAATATGCTTGTTGTACAGATCGCACTGAAGACAATGATCAGGAACATCTTTCTGTTCTTTGCTACCAACTTCATTATCTATTGGCTTACTGGGTACAGCTCTGACAACACGACCGAAATGGTCATAGAGTTGACCGGGAACGATACAGGTTGCCTCACGGAGGGATGGGAGATTGTACCCCATCTGGCGGATAAACCAGAGGCGTAGGTAAATGATAAAACGTTTCAACTTTTTCATATATGATTGATGTTATATATTAATAATGTGGGTAAAGGTACGAGAAAAATGAGGATAAAAAGTGATAACTTGCGCAACTTAGCTTGTTGAGAACCAAATTGCGCAAGAATTGTCAGTGATTACTCGGTTTTACCGTCCTTCTCTTTCTGCTTGTTATCAGTGGAAGGCTCATGCTCGAAGACATCAAAAATCTTGGTCTCGCTGAGGCTCTTCAACTCATAGTCAATAATAGTCTCGCCCATGACTTCATCAACATATCGCTTGGCACGCTCGATGCTCTTGGCTTGGATAAGGTAGTTGACATAGGTACGCTTCTCCTTATTCTTATCGTCAATGGTGATGAAAGCTAAACGAGCCTTGAACCAAAGATCATCGTCATCATTACCAGAGAAGAAAATCTCGTTGTAGTTGGCAGGGTTGATGTTGGCAATCTTAAGTTCACCAGATACATAGACTTCCATGTTATCGATAATGCTTGCTTCTGCCTCGGTGAAGGAGAGGGCATCAACAACATACAACTCGTTTACCAATTTTTCACTTCCATCCTCCTGGGTCTTCCCATAGCGTACCTTGCACTCGAACCATGTGCTTGTACGAGAGCGTAGAGATTGAAAATTACCTGTGCCGATGATTTTTTCTGTTGCTTTGTTTACTTTGTCTGCAACATTTTGTGCAGACTCTTCTTTCTTTTCTGATTTTTTCATAATTCTTTGTTTTTTATTTGTTATACAATATTTTATTGATTTCTTCGTCTGAGAGAGGTTTTCCATCCTTGCCGATATACTTTTTCATTCGAAAGATCATTGTACCGGGTGTGGGATTTCGTAAGTAATCATTAAACATCACATTCGCCAGTTCTTCATCTGTGGACTGGAAGAGGCTATGAGGAGGGCATTTGTATGGACGCTCCATGACGTGGTACTGAATGGTGTAGCCTTGTTTGCGAAAGTCTTCTTCCTGAAAATGGATGAGTTGCTTATCAATCTTTGCTTCTTTCTCCTTGATGGTGTTAAAGAGAGTCTTCACCAGTTCTTTGTCAGGATCAGGTTTCTTCTTCTCAGAGAAATACTGCTTAGTTGCCACACGAAGTTCAGCCACTAAGATAAAGAAGTTACCATTGTCGGTTTCCGGCACGTTTTGGGGTTCAACCTTCATGATGGTTTCGTCAACGCGCTTTTCCAGTTCAATGGATTGGCGTAGGACGCCTTTATCTCTGCGTGCCCAATACTGCTTTTCTAAAGTTCGCATGGAAGCTACTAGCTTACGAAATGCGAGGGCTGCCTGTTCACTCATATTACTTGATGCCTAATGTTTTCTTTATCTTATTGATGCGCTCCTGTTCTATAGGGAGGAGTTTGTCATGTTCGTCTATCCGGCAGAGGAGCCTGAGATTTGGCTTAATGGTAATCCACTTGTGAAGACCATCGTGCTCACGCTTTATCTGCCGAAGTTGGGCTTCTTGCAGTCTTTCGTGCAAATGCTGCTCATGACGAAGTTTACTGATTTCGTTCTGTATTCTGTCCATTGGCTATTTTTTTGTCTGGAAAAATCTCCAACAAATTAATACGAGTTTTTAAAATACTGTAGTAATGTCTCATAGCATGACATTGAGAAATCATCAATGCTGTCTGAGCAGGTCCGCATTCTTTAACAATCTTGTCGTAACCATACCCTGTCAAGAAAGCATTGAGTTTATTAGAACGTTCTTTTAACTCCTTTAGCTCAATAATGAGTCGGTCCTTGAAGTCTTCTGCTACCTGGTATGACTTTTCGAACACTTCCTTAGGGGACCATGAATCGTAGGTGCTGCCATCTGGGTTAGTGTATTGGACGTGATAGCCAGGAACGTCTTCGTTTCCTTCTGATGGTCTTGCCCAACCTTTAGCTACTGCAGCAGATTTTGCCATTGGTTCTGCCTTCACCATTTTTGTACCGATGTACTGTTTTAATGTTTTATTTTCCATATCTTCTTATTTTATTAATTCTCATATAATTAGTTTCATCTATTAACTTTTTGTTTAATGAGATACGATTATCAATACATTTGATAAGTGCATTCTTGATGACTAGAATAGTATCTGAATCCAGATATTTATAAAGACCTATTTTTTGGATGCCAGTTCTACTATACATATCTACATATAACTTTGGCGTATTTTCATCTTTCAAAAACTTTTCATCAAACACTATTGTCTCAACTTTACTTCTAGCAGTTTCAAGTTGTTCAATTTCAAATACAGCGTTGTTTACATTGCCTATAACTTCATTGATTCTTTCTAATTCTTCTTTTGTCATGCTCTAATCTTTTTATTGTTCACACTTTTGAATTATCTGTGCTAGAATGCTTTCAACACCCTTTGGTTTGAAGAAGCGATTGGCATTGAGGAGAGACAGGGCTTCTTTTGCATTCTTGTTGATCAATGGCAAACGACCAGCTTGATTCTTGTAGCTTTTATAATCCGCTTCTAATTGTCGCTTGTATGCCTTACCCTTATCTAGATAGTCTGCTTCAAGTGCTTTTTCCTTCTCCTTATATTCAGAAATGAGAGCTGCTTCCTTTTTGGCATACTTATCATTGAGAGACTTTTCCTCGTCTTCCAACTTTTTCTCTTTTTCTTTATATTTCTGAACAGAGGATTCGTAACTTTCGCGTGAATCGTCTCGCTGCTTGATGCTACGTTTTATCTCGTCCTTCATTTTGTCTTCAACCTTCAAGCGCACATCTTCAAAGCCAAGGTAAGACTCAGAGGTCTCAATTGTGCGTCTTGGCTTATCATCTTGTGAATACAATGGGTCTTTGTCAATGCCACCCATTTTGTAGAATGGGTCACGGTATCTCTCGTACTCTATTTGCACTTCCTTGCGGATGATAACTCTGGAACCGTCTTTGAGGGAAGCGATGGTCTTATCCTTCTCTTTTACGGTCTCTTCTAATTCCTTTACTCGATTCTTCAAGGTTTCGAACTCTGAATAATCTACATTTACTACAGCCATAATTGTTATGATTTAAATTTAACTTTTATATATTTCAGCATTCTCTATTGGGATGTCGTACCACGGAAGGGAATAGCCTTTATCTTTCGTTTCTTCTGGCAATTGACAGCGATAATATTGACCAGAGAAATTCAACCATACATCACTCACCTCCAAAATCGTACCTGCTGGAAGCTCTGGCTTCGGCTTAAACCATGGGCGTGGATATTTGGTCGTTTCGTGAACATCCTGAGCGCACTTAGTTGGTTTGATTAATTTTATTTTCATTACTTTAATTCTTTTCTTTGCTCATTTTTATTGCTTTTCTAGCCAGTTTTCCTAAAGTCGAAGGACTAGCTTCAGGAAAGCCTTCTTTGAACTTTGCTCTTACTGCATAGAATATTTCGCTTTTTCTTTTTGCTTCTCTGTATTTGTCTTGTATAGAAGACAGTTGCCTGATAGCCTCTCCAGCTTCAATGACAAAGCTATCATCAGAGCATCCTTCAATCTCTGTTGTAATTTGAGACCAAGCAAAACTTATAGCATCGTATTCTGATTCTGTTAAATATATATTCATTACTTTTTCTTTGTTTTACGTTTGGTGTAATTAATGTTTTCTATCTGATTTTCGAAGGATGCGATACGGCCATTTAATCTTCGGAGGATAGCATTTCTGATGTAGAGGATTGTTTCTGCATCGAGATACTTGGTGATGTCTTCGTTTACATCACTGCTTATTCCCTGGAGGGATATATCCAGCTTTACAGGGCTTACTAGTATAGCCATTTCGTTTGATGCATCTACTTCTGCTACAAGATCTCTGACCTTGGTTAGCTCTTCGATGGAGTTGAAGTATTGGCCTACGGAGTCGATGGTGTTACGCATTTCTTCATATTCTTCCTTTGTCATACGCTTATATCTCCATTTCTGAGTTGATTTTCAATCCGTAAAGAAGGTGTTGAAGTTCGTGAACGAAGCTAACACTTGCCAAGTTGTGCATTTCTAAACTAACACACACTAAGAACTCATCATTCACTTTTGTATCTTTTACTATATACAGATAAGCTCTTTTTGTTGGCAACTTATAACAATCATAACCATCATTCTTCCATCCGTTCTTTTCTAGGATGGAAGGAGTGAGAGTGATAGGAACAATATCCTTCACCCATGCACCACTATCACAAAATAGGAATCCATCATCTTCAATGGTTTTTCCTTTTAAGTTGGAAAGAGTGACGGAACCTTTCAGTTCTGTGAATGCATTTCCATCTTCCAATGCTCTATATTTATCAGAATTACTTTCTGTGACTCGGTAAACGATGCCCTTTTTGGTTCCGATAGGAATGCCGTTGGTCATAACCAAATCACCTGGTATATAAATAGTCTTTTCCATATTCTTGCTTTGATATTTTACATATTTTTTATGGGACCAGCGATAGAATCGCTGGGAACGGGGGCTAAGTGGGGGCAACTCCTATCGCTACCATTTCATGAATGCCATCCATATTGTTTGGTTCTTGATGGTGGTACGATGTCCGAATATCGGTTTGTAATCTTTAATTGCTTTTAGTACTTCACCTACCTTTATCTGCTGTTCGTTCCACTTAAAGATGAGTGTTCCGTTTGTTTTCAGTACCCTCATTCCCTCATGGATAGAATCGTTGATGAATGCTTGCCAATTTTCGGGCAGTTTGCCAT